CTGGCCTGATCCCGCATGAAGTCCCGGTTTTGTTTGCTTTTGGCTGCTCTTGCTTTTGTTAGGTTTTTGGAGTATGCCGAACAAAACCGCCTTAAAACAAGGGGCTTTTGTGCTGCCGGAAGTGTGCGGATCATGTGGGGGGTACTTTACACTTTTTCGGGAATTTGAAAACGCCCAGCCGCCAGAGTACATCTACTCAACATCCAAACCGCAAATCAGCCCACTAACCCCAAAATGTCATCGTAAATGTCATCGTGAAAACTCCTATACTCCAGCACCTTTCAGCCGACCACGCAGATCACCAAAACATCAATCTCGCTGCCGAAACCTCTCCAAAACTCCTATATATAAATAGGTATTACGATGACCCTGTAATTGCCTCGAAAAACTATAACAAGAAATACAAAAATCTGTTGACAAATAGAGTTCCGAAGCGTATAATAGATAATAGAGAAAGGACTTAAACACAGAGTTTTTCAATCGTGTTCGCAAAATGAACAGGATAATAAAACTGGAGGTTTTTACGATGACACAAAATATGAAGTTGACTGATGGTGAGTTTCAGGTAGCACTTGCTCCTTGGGTTCAGCAGTTTATGGAGGCCAAAGCCGCAAAAATTCATTCTCCGGCTGTTAAGGTAGCTGCTCCTATTATGGATCAGGAATACAATGAACAACAGCATTGCAACCATAATCCTACCGATCCTATTTATCTACTGGAGGATGTGGAGCGGTTCAAGCAATTCTTCCTGACCAGAAAAGGACACAAGAACGTCAATATCCGGGACTATGCTTATTTTGTGTTTTCTTTGAATATGAGCCGGAGGGCGGGGGATATTTTACACTTGCACGTATATGATGTATTGAATCCTGATGGCTCTTTTAAAACACACGTGACATTTGAGCATGAGCAAAAAACAGGCAAGAAGTCTATTGTGCTGTTGAACAGTAAAGCAAGGGATGCTCTGGCTATGTATTTTAATAGCCTTGATGAGTATAGAATGTCTGATTGGTTGTTTCCGAACTCTAAAAAGCCTGATGAGCCGATGAGTGTTGATGGGATGAGGCGGATGCTTCAGAGGGCAACTAAAGCATTGGGAATTGATATGCACATGGGAACACACTCTTTGAGAAAGACCAATCCTTATCATATGATTTCAAGCAGCACGAACACGCAGGATGAGGTAATGGTGTCGCAGCTTCTCAAGCATAACGACATTAAAACCACCTACCATTATATTAAGCGGAGTCAGGCTCAGATGGATGCTTTTGTGGAGTCACATGGACTGTAAGCGGTGAGAGTAGGGCAATGTGCTTTTGCCTACGGCAACGCCCATTGTTGTGTCCTTGCTGGCGCAAGTCCACAAGAATAATATATCAAAAGGTCTGTGTATAAGCAATTTCATTCAGTTGCCCTCCAGAGAAAGTGGCTGGAAACTGTTTGAATACAGTGTGTTTGACGGGTTTTCTGTATGTACCACTTTGGCATAATATTATATATATTTAATTATGGCAAAAAAGTACATAGGCAAAACCTTTGAAACTCTTTGTAACACAGAGGTTTTCGGGCATTTTTTCTGGAGGGCAACTAAGGGAGTCTTTTTAGAGGGAGGTGAGGAAAATCGAAAGCAAAGAAGTAAAATTGAAACGTGGAACATATAACGAGAGTTCTTTGGTTGACAAAGTATGCTCTGAGGCGCAGCGGAGATCATACCATCATAAAGAGAAATTCGCCAGCGGTAAGCACCAGAGTATGTTCTTGGATACATTGGCAAGATACTGTGATTATGAGTATGATCCTGAAACTAAGAAGTATAAGGTGTTGGAAGTCTACAAGTATCCGAAGTCGCTGTATGATTCTAAGATACATAAAGGCATTTATCAGTATCTCGCTCCGCTGATTTTATATCAGGTTGTGTATGGCAAGGATAGTAAGGCCAAGAAAGATCGGATGGCTGTGATTACCTCTCTGGACTTGGCTCATATTACGAACCTTGTTAATTCAAACTACAATAATATGAAATACAATCAAGATGCAGCACATACGGATTTGGACTTTGATCAGAATGTATTGACTGAGTATTTTAATAAAGCCGATAACAGAATTGATGATTACATTCGGAGATGTATCAAATATCTTTCAGCTATGAACTGTGTAATCTACAATGAAACACATATGATTGGTATTATGCCAAAAACAGCGGAAATCAATAATGGTCATGTAATTATTGAGCCAGCGCAAGTTCGTAGAGCAACTGACGAAGAAATGGAATTGTATGCCAAGTTAGTAGAACAGGCAAGCAAAAAAGCGAAAATAACCTATGACAGTGAAAAGTGGTATGGGAAAAAGGCATTAAGGTATAATACCGAATTAACAAGGTTGATGCGAGAGAACGGGATTATTTTTGTATGCAGAGCGTTTGAACTTTGGCGAGTAGACGAAAAGCAATGTAAAAGCATTTTAAAAAGTTTTGCGGATAAAACCATAACTCAACGGCAGAGAGAAATTGGTATCGTGTTCAAGCAAATCATGGACACAAATGCTGAAAATAGATTTGCAAAGAATCCGAAGTTGGTAAGTAATTATATAGAACAATTTAAGAGATTGTCTGACATAACGCTGCCATATGACTCTGAGGACATTTTACCAGCGTTACCGTCAGCGAAAAACAAAGATTATCAGGAAAAATTGCAAGAAAAATATGGTTATGAAATTGAATATGGCATAGGAGGACATGAAAATGAATCTAAGTAAGGTTCAGCAAGAAGCGGTAGACTTTTACACTGGATGTTGTAATGTCATTGCATCTGCTGGCTCTGGTAAAACAAGAGTGTTGGTTAATCGAATTGTGAGTTTGATTAATGATCATGATGTTGAGCCAACGAATATTTTAGCGATCACTTTCAGCAAAAAGGCAAAAGAGAACATGATGAAACGGCTGAAAGAAATGATACCTGAATATGCTTCACGCATAAATATTGAGACTTTTCATTCTTTTGGGTATCGTATTATTAGAAAATTTAACAAAGATGAATTTGAAATTCTGGATCAGGATTGGAAAAAGGTAAAAATCATTGAGGAAGTCATTCAGCATACATTTGGTGAAAAAGAGCCTGATGGACAAGAAATTGCAGATGTTCTAAGTTTTATTTCTATTCAGAAGAATCAGATGAAAAAGCCAGATAAAACCACAAGGTATGGCAAAATTTATAGTCAGTATGAAAAATATAAAAGCGCACATAATCAGTTAGATTTTGATGATATGCTGGTAAAGTGTTATGAAATTTTAAGTTCAAATGAAAAGGGGTTGGCTTATTGTCAGGAGCAGTATCAGTTTATCTTGGCAGATGAGATGCAGGACACCAATGCAGTACAGTATGAAATCCTACGTCTGATTGGAAGTAAATATAAGAATGTGTTTGTCGTGGATGATCCTCTTCAGAACATTTTTATGTGGCGTGGTAGTGACAATAAGTATGTGCTTGGGTTTGACCAAGACTGGCCTGAAGCGAAAATTATCCATTTAAATAAGAACTATCGCAGCAGCCAAGATATTGTTGAGGCAGCAAACCTCTTTGCAAGATGTATTCCAGAATCCAAGCATCCTCATTATGTAGAAAGTATTTCTGATAAGGGTAAGTTTGAGAAGCCAGTGTATGAAAGGTATCTGAATGAAACAGCAGAAGCAGATAGTATAGCGGCAAAGATTAAAGAGTATTCGGAAGCTGGGTATGAGTACAAAGATATTGCAATATTGACAAGGACAAATGCACAACTACAAAATTTTGAAGCATCTCTTTATCGGCACAATATTCCTTACTCTATCGTTGATGGACTGTCGTTCATTGACCGCCGAGAGATTAAGACTGTGCTGTGTTATCTCAGACTTATTTGTGATATGAATGATGATGAGGCTTTTGAATACATATATAACCGACCTAATAGATGGCTTGGTCAAGCCTTTATTCAGGAAGTACGGCGGCTTGCACGTAGAGAAAAGATTTCTATGTACTGTGCAATGTTTACAGTAAGTAAAGCAAATTGGCGGTACAAGAACGCCGTCAATAATATATATGCTACTATTAAAACTGTAGGTGACGAGAAGTATAAGACCGTTGCTGACATTATTAAAAACTTACGTGACTATCTAAATCTTGATTCTTATGTTTCAAAAGATTTGTGCGAAAATGATGATAGTCGTGTTGAAAATTTGAATACGCTTGAACGAATGGCTTCAGACTATGACGATCCGAAAAGATTCATTGCCTTTATGACAAGGCTTTCAAAGGAAAAGAAAACCAATCCAAATTCTGTTCAATTAATGACAATCCATAAATCTAAGGGACTGGAATTTCCTGTTGTATTTGTCGCCGGTGTGAATCAAGGGCTTTTGCCTCATGAAAAGAGCGAGAATCCTGATGAAGAAAAACGACTCATGTATGTGGCTATGACGAGAGCGGAGAAACTTTTGAACATATCCTCCACAATGCAGTATAATGGGAAAGAGGTTGATGAAAGTGAATTTATTTCACATATTTTTTAGAGCAAATAACCATAAATACAACAATATAAGGGAGGAATATAAATCAGATAGGAGTAGATGTTTGAAATGGAATATAAAAGCGAAAAGCCTTCGTGCTTAGAATGTATCTGGCGTGACCAGTGTGAAAGTGACGAAATTTGTGATTTTTTTGATCCCGGCAGATTGCCTACGGATGAGGAAATTGAATTAGAGATTGAGATTCAACGAAATCAATACAGGTTGGATTTTCATAAATATGCTGATGAATATGGAGATGGTCGTAATGACCAGTAAGGAGTGTTGAAATTGATTTACTTAGATAATGCAGCTACAACAAGAATCTCACATGAAGCATTTGAAGCTGCACTATGGGCTTTGCATGATGATTATGGTAATCCGAGTAGTTTACATCAAGCCGGAGTTAGTGCAGCAAAAGTAGTGGGAAAAGCCCGTAGCCAGATTGCAAACTACATTGGTGCAAGTCCTGATGAAATTGTATTTACGGCTGGAGGAAGCGAGGCTGACAATCTTGCGTTGCGTGGCATGGCTCCATACCTGAAGAAGATTGGAAAGACTACAATTATTACCAGTATGATTGAGCATCATGCGGTGCTTCATACTTGTCAATCCTTAGAGACAGATGGATTCAAGGTAATTTATATGCCAGTAGATCAGGATGGTCGTGTCGATATTGAGGAACTGGATCGTGTGATGCAACAGTTCAAGGATTCGTTGGGTATGGTGTCGATTATGGCTGTGAACAACGAAATCGGGTCTATTCAGCTTATTGATGATATTGGCGATTTGTGTCAGGAATTTGGGGTTATTTTTATGACTGATGCAGTTCAGGCGTTGGGGCATATTCCTTTGGATGTGAACAAGAGCCATATTGATTTGATGGCAATGTCTGGACATAAAATTAATGCTATGAAGGGTGTTGGAGTTCTTTATGTACGCCGTGGGCTGAAAATTGATCCAATTATCACAGGGGGCGGTCAAGAGCATCATCTTCGTGCTGGAACAGAGAATGTTCCCGGTATTGCATCTATGGGTGCTGCTGTAGAACTTTTGCATAAACAAAGCACTATGGATTATCGAGAGGGCATTTATAAGAGTTTGCGTAAGGTATTCTTGGATGAACTTGATAGACTTGGTGTGGTGTACCATGTTAATACAGACGGCGGTGTTCCGGGAATTATCAGTCTTACGCTGCCTCATTGTGAGAGTGAAGCTATGTTGTTATTGCTGAATGAAAGAGATGTGTGTGTGTCCGCTGGTTCTGCGTGTACTGCTGGTTCACTTGATCCTTCTCATGTTCTGAAGGCATTGTATCTTGATGACCATGATGCGAGTTGCACAATTCGTATTTCAATGGGACGAGATAATAGCAGCGAGGATATGTTAAAAGCAGCACAGACCATTGCTGAGTCTGTTAAGCAACTTCATGCAATGTTATGATTGTAGAGCAAAGGAGTGATTGTGCTGGAACAATGGGCTGGTGCTTGGTATGACGGAGAAGATTTGTCATGGCGTTTCGAGATTTCTACATATGGCAGGATTCGGAACGCCATAACAAAAAGAGTATATAAACCCCATATCGGGACAAGTGATTATTTACAAATTTGCACTTCAATTTGTGGACGAAATAAAAACATCCGAATACATAGATGTGTAGCAGAAACATTTTTGCCGAACTGGTTCAATGATGAGATTGTTAATCACATTGATGGCAACAAACAAAATAACCACCTTGAGAATTTGGAATGGTGTTCGAGGAAATACAATTATGCACACGCCGCACAAATGGATTTGATTGATACTGATAATATGTTTCAGTTTGAAATGAGTTCAAGGGGTGGTCAGTATCAAGGGAGTAATAATGGAATGTCTAAATTAACTGAAAATGATGTGCGCTATATTCGGGAACATTATATTCCAAAAGGTAAAGGGCAAAAGTGTAATCGTCAAGAACTGGCTGTGTGTTTTGGAGTAAGTGTGGGTCTTATTTCAAGAATTGTGAATAATCAAATTTGGACACACGTTTGAAAGGAGAACATCTTTTGGAAAAATTTTATACAGTAAATGAAGGTTCGGCATTATACGAAGATTATTGGGCTTGGCAAAATAGTATTGAACCTAATCGAAAAATTGTAGATGGCTTTTTTAAAGAATTTGGAATTGAGTCAACTTTGTTTTGCCCGTTTTCAACGGTTATTGGTATTGTTCCTACAGAAAATGATAAAGTTAAATTTGCAAAACAACTTTGTTCTAAAGAGACAAATGAGGGGTTACGATTTTTTAAGAAAAACTCTTTCATTAATAAAGAATGGGTAAAACGTGCTGTCGATTTGAAAAATGTGCGTAAGCCTTCGCCAGCATGGTATAACAACTATATGATGGGGCATAGTTCATCACGATTGTTTGATTATAAAGGTATTGTGTATTGTTCATTTAGTGCAGATCAGATTAAAATGCCGTCAGAGACATTTACAGAAATTAAAGGCAGCGAATTTTATAAGGTTATGGAGGAAATTGAAAATGGTAAGAGTGATTAATGGTGATTTACTGGAGGCCAACGAAACTTATATTGTTCATCAAGTGAATTGCTATGGAGCAATGGGGCGTGGTGTTGCTGCTCAAATCAGAAATAAATATCCTGATGTATACCGCCGCTATCAGGAGTATTGTGCAGATCACTTTGCTAAGAAGTTGCTTGGTAAGGTTTTGTTGGTTCCTACAGATGACGGAAAGGTGGTTTGCAATGTCTTTGGACAGGAGCGGTTTGGTGTTGGTAAGATGCACACTGATATTGTAGCACTGAGTAAGGCGTTGACGAGCCTTGCAAAGATTATTCCTTACAACGAGCCTATTGCTATGCCATATATGATTGGTTGTGGTCTTGGTGGAGCAAGCTGGGATATTGTTTATCCTGTAATTCGTGATATTTTTGCAAAGCATACTGTTATTCTTTACAGAAAATAACAAGAAATACAATTATAGGGAGGAAATATGAAGGTATTAGAATTGTTTGCTGGAACACGTTCAATCGGGAAAGCCTTTGAGCGGGGGGGGGCATGAGGTTTTTAGTATAGAGTGGGATAAAAGATTTGAGAATATCGACTTGTATGCTGATATTGGTACAATAACCGCTGATGATATTTTGAAGAATTTTGGTAGACCTGATGTAATTTGGGCTTCTCCAGATTGTACGACATATAGCATTGCTGCTATATCTCATCATAGGCGTAAAGAGGATGATGGAAATTTAGCACCTGTTTCGGAGTATGCTAAGTTTTGTGATAATGTTAATCAACACGTATTGAAATTAATTCATGAACTTAATCCTAAGTATTGGTTTATTGAGAATCCACGTGGAGGACTTCGTAAAATGAGATTTATGAAAGACTTGCCTCGATATACGCTTACATATTGTCAGTATGGAGATACACGAATGAAGCCTACAGATATTTTTACTAATCATCCTAACCCTCGTTTTAAACCGCCATGTCATAATGGCGATCCATGTCATGTAGCTGCTCCACGTGGAGCAAAAACAGGAACACAGGGCTTAAAAGGACACATTGAACGTTCTATTATTCCTGATAGGTTGTGTGATCATATTGTTGATATTTGTGAAAATGAAAGGGGCGATTGAGTGAAATGTGTGATATGCGGTAAGGAAATAGAAAAGAGTCAATATTCAAATGCTGTGTTATGTAGTGGAACGTGTTTTTATAAGAATTTTTGGAATGAAATTGTTGCCGAGAAAGAACAACACATTATAATTAATGGTGAATGTTATCGTGATGGTGGAAATGTAGATAATCCAAACTATTATGATTTTCTTGGACATTCTGGCAGACGATTTTGGATTAGGTTCTTTGATGGGAGAGAGATAACTACTAACAATCTTTGGTATCAGGGTAAAATACCAGATGAGTTTTTGAGCCAGTTACCTAATACTGCTGAGTTCTTTTATCCTGAACAGCCAAAAGGCGAGAAGTTATTGTTTTGAATGGAGTGATTAAATGCTTGAGAATGGGGTGAGAATACCGTCCCTTGATGGAAAGGACATTTTTGTATCGAATAATTGTGTTAATCAAAAGATCAACGAAAATGGAAAGCCAATCGGATATAGGCTCAGAAGCCAAGCAGGAGTTTTGAATCTTGGACGGTTTATCAACACATTAGATTACAGCCTTGATCTTATTAAGATGCAAGAAGTGTTTGCTCAGATATGTCCGAGTGAACAATTTTCGTTCTACCAAAACAAAAAAGATTATACTTACAGGGTCATTAATGTGACATTTAAGTATAGCAATAAACAATATAACAAGGTTCAAAAAGGCGATAAGACATTTTACATTTTACATAAGTATACTTATGATGATTTAGTATTCCATGATTGTGTGGCTTTTGCAGATGGAGAGTTGGCAGGAGTTGAGGTTGGTTCCCCTGTAGAAAATGCTATTCCAGAAAGTGTGTATGGTACAGCGTTTCAATTTGATGGTAAAACATATAAGGCCAACAGCAATATTCAGACAATTAACAGTGTTGCGAATATTCGAGAAGAATTGTACAAAAACGGATTTTACTGTGACGGTATTAAGTATGTGAGATTTAAGCGCAGCGCCGGATCGAGTCGTGTTGGTAAATGTCTGTTTATAGATGAGCGGTTGTATCCTAAAATGCACAAGTGGGAAATGTGTGGAATTAAGGTGAAAGAGGGACAAGACATTGATCTGGCTGCGCTGGAGCCTTATATTGCACTCACGCTGAGTAGTATTGTAGATACAATTCAACTTCGTCCAGAAAACATTTTGGTGGTCGATGATTACAAGAGTGTATTCCATGATAAAGCTGCTGCTACTCGTTTTGTTGATGGAAGGCTTGTAACCAACATTGAAGATGTTGAGATTTCAAACAGCATTTGGGATGGACAATCGTTGATGGATCGGAGTGTGTTCTTGAAGTTTCAAGAACGCCAGCGGCAGAATATGCCAGAGGCCAGAGAACATGGTATGCTCTTGTTGCGTAGTAGATTTTTTAAGTCGTGCTGTTTTAACTCTAACATTCAAAAATGGTTTGCTGATAACGGGATTACTAATGTAAGTCAGCTAAATGGAAAGACAAGGGCAACACAAATTGAGGATATTAAACTGATCACTACCCCAAGTTCTATAAAGTATGTCAAATTTGGAACATTAGATGAGTGGTTAGATATTTTGGAGCCTACGTTTGGTGTTGTAAAATATGAAAAGCCGACACACTTTTTTAATGGTAGGATGGTACAGACACATTATCAGTTGTTGAATACGCTCCAGATGACATATGAGGAAGTTGAAGCACTGGTTAAACCATCTCTGGATTTTGCAAGATTAATTAAAACTGATCCTGCTGCTCTTAGATTTCAAATTAGCTATGCGTATCGTTCTCCTGATCAGATTCATTATACTGAAAGCATGGCTTCAAAGAATGATGTAATCTATACAATGCTTGGTATTACTGATAAGTTTACAAAAACTAAAATGTATGTCGAGTTTTGTAATGATTTAATCAAAGCCTTTATTAAGAATTTAAGATGTGGACATATTCTCATTCAAGGAAACTATAGTACATTATGTGGTAATCCTATTGAGATGTTAAAACAAGCGATTGGTACGTTTGATGGAACTTCTGTTATTGAAAAGAAAACAGTTCATTCAGTTCGTTTTAATGATGGGGTAGAACTGCTTGGGTGTAGAAGCCCACACGTAACAATGGGTAATGTTCTTTTAACCAAAAATGTATTACGTGATGAGATCATACGTTACATGAATCCCACAAATGAGATTGTATATTTGAACAGTATTGAAGAAAATATACTGGAACGATTGTCAGGTGCAGATTTTGACAGCGATACTATGTTGCTATCAGATAATCAAATTTTAATTAAGGCAGCGAAGCGAAATTACGATAACTTCCCCGTTCCTACTAAATTGGTAGAGGGAGAAGCCCATAAGCGAAAGTATACAGATGCGGAAAAAGCTGATTTGGATATTAAAACAAGTGTAAATAAAATTGGTGAGATTATTAATCTTTCACAAGAGTTGAATTCTATTTTGTGGGATAGATTGCATAATGGAGCAAGTATTGAGTCCGTAATGAGTTTGTATTGTGATATTGCTCAGTTAGATGTTATGAGCAATCTGGAAATTGATTCAGCAAAAAGAGAAAATCCGGCAGACAATACGTTCGAGTTACAGTGTTTAAAGAAAAAGTACGATGTAAGAGATAATAAGAATAGACACGTCAGACCAATGTTCTTTAAATATATTGATGGATACAAAGGGTATCGGGATGATTATTACATATATCGTGAAGAAGATGATGAATTTGTCAAAAAGTGTGTAGTTGGAAGTTATAAAGAAGTTAGAGCAATTAAAGAGAATGATGAGAGTATTTGTGTTGAACGTGGAAGAATGTCATATGTAAAGTACGCAACAAGCATGGATTATTTAGAATCTTGTATTAACAAGTTTAAGATGCCAAGAAAGCGCAAGAAATTAATGTCTTATATTCTGGTAGATGAAAGTGAAGTGGATGGAAAGTATAGCAAGTTGCAAGAAACAAGGATCGTAGATAGCGCAAGACAACTTCGTGAAGATACGAAAGGCGTTTGGGGTGATGAAAATTATTCAAGTAAGGAAAAAAGAGAACGTACTATTGATTTAAGAAATAAGTGGATTGCAGATGTTCAGCAGATTGCAATTTCAGATAAGACTATTCATCATATTCTCTTTCATCTTGAAGAGGACTATAGCGATATAGAACGACATTTGTTTTTGCTCATGATGGATGGAGAAAACTATCGAATGAAGCGTAGCGTATATAATGTTCTTCAGGATAGTAGTACACCAATTCCTCTTTTGAGTGAGTGTAAGAATGGGGAAATTCAGATTTATGACTATACATTCAGAAAGGAGTTAGCGTCCATGCCTTATGATGATCAAGATAATTTCAGAAAGTACGTTAAAGACTTTCTTGATGAATATGGATTGCAAGTTGCTTGGTTTGCAAATCATGTAAATTATGTTCCGAGACATTTTAGTTCATTTATAAATGGAAACTTGAATATTTCAAAGTCAAAAAGGATTGAGATATATCGTAAGATAATTGAATACAAGGATAGAATTAGCGGATTTTGATTTTGTGGAGTTTGAAGTCCATAAAATACTTTTGCAAACCCTTAGAAAGTGCTGTATTATAGAGGTTTTTGATTTCTACTAAGTGTGCAGAAGGGATAAGAACGAAAATGACTGTATTACAGCACTTTCTTAAATCCTCAAATTTATATGAAAAGGACTGAGAAAATTGATTCCTATTACAAAACCTGAGTCGCAGCGGGTGCGTGAAGTGTACCCAAGGGCAGAGATTGTCCGTACTTGTGTTCAGAAAAGTAAGCGTCATCATTATTATCTGCCAGAAGCAGAAAAATATCTGCGTCTGATCATGGATTCTAATGCACGTGCTGCTTCTATTTGTGAGCAGATTGATAAAGAGCGTGAACGCAAGCGCAAATATCGTCATTGATTGGAGGGACAATATGACTAAGGGATTTTACGACTTTGACTTTGATGTGGATGATGGTGTAATCGCCAAAAATTGGGGGGTCGATGAAGTTTTCTATCTGCGTAATTTACGTAGTAGGAAATTGTACTTATCTGATGACATTGACGAGTGCATTATTGATTCGATTGTTCGCCATATTTTACAATATAATGCGGATGATAAGGATATTCCTGTGGAAGAACGCAAACCAATTTTACTGTATGTATCGTCTAATGGAGGTTCGATTGATCCGGGATTTGAACTGGTGGATGTGATTCTTGAGAGTAAGACACCTGTTTATACAATCAATCTTGGCTATCAGTATTCTATGGGATTCTTGATTGGCCTCGCTGGACACAAGCGTTATGCTTCTAAGACAGCTAAGTTCCTTATGCACGATGGTACAAATTTTGTTGTCAATTCTGGTGCAAAGGCACAGGATCAGATGGAGTTTAATAAGCGAATTGAGCAACGAATTAAAGAGTATGTGCTTTCTCGCAGTAAAATTACTTCTGATGAATATGATAGCAAGTTGCGTGTTGAGTGGTATCTTTTTGCTGATGAAGCTAAAGAGAAGGGCTTTTGTGATTATATCATCGGAGAGGATTGTTCGCTTGACGATATTGTGTAAGGGTGGTTGATTATATGGATGAATACCGTGGATTTCAGGAGATAACTTCTGATGATGAACGGTTGCCTACTTTTTATAGTGATTTAACCAATAATATTTTTGGTTGCCGCCAAAATGAACATATTATTGTTTATGACACAGATGGAGTTGCGAAAGATTTCTACCGCTGGGATGGAACAAAGTATGCTCTGGTTGGATATAAGGTGATCAAGAATGATTATACTGGCAATGTTAGGCCAAGAAATCCGCAACAGCGGTTGGCTATTGATATGCTATACAATCAAGATATTACAGTGAAAATTCTTGTTGGCAAGTTTGGAACTGGCAAAGATTATCTTATGTCATCTGTTGCATTGGATTTGGTAATGCAAGGTAAGTTTGATAAGATTATGTGGGTTCGGAATAATGTAGAGGTTAAGAACTCTAAGCCTCTTGGATTTTTACCCGGAGATGCTTTTGATAAGTTACTTCCTTTTGCTATGCCTCTTGCAGATCATGTTGGTGGTAGAGATGGATTAGAGAGATTGATTAGCAACCAGCAGATTGAGGTAGAGCATTTGGGATTCATTCGAGGCCGTGACATAAAGAATACCATTATTATGTGCAGCGAGGCAGAAAATATGACTAAGGAACACGTTCAACTGCTTCTTGGTCGTGTGGGCGAAGGTTCTGCACTATGGCTTAATGGTGATTATAAACAGACAGATCATAAGGTATTTACAGAAAATAATGGGCTTATGATTGCTGTTGACCGTCTTAAAGGCCATCCGAAATTCGGCTTTGTCAAATTGGTTAAGACAGAGCGAAGTGAAACTGCTGCAATGGCAGATTTACTTGATTGATATAACCATAAATACAATTATGAAAGAGGTATGCTAATATGATTAAGAACTTTATTTGTGATAATTGTGACCACTATCTTGTTTGTGAGAAGTTAAAGCCTCTTATGAAGTTTCATGATAGTGCAAAGAAAGACCTTTTGATTACCTTGACTATGGAGGACTGTGCCGATTATGCCCCGGACGCAGATTCTAAAGGCAAGGAGTCTGAAGATACAGAGTAAATATTTTGGATGAAAAATCATCCAGAAGGGAGTGGTAGACATAGAACAGGCAGAATTTTTAAGCCGACAGTTTGATTTACTCCTTGCTCGTTTGGATGATCCTGCTATTGAATGGCAGGATATAGCCGATTTACGCTCTGAGTACACGGGTGAGAATGAACACCGTGATACAATTCGCAAAGGCTCAAAATTATTTTATGAGTATTTGCAAGCTGGTTGGATTAAAAATCCTGAAGAGAGTTCTACGACCGCTACATCAAAAGTTACTAACCAGCTTCGAGAGTTGAAAAAGGAGCGTACAAAACTCCAAACTGAGAAGTTGGAATTAAATCGTTGGTTGCGTGAAAACGCACGTGATGAATTGATTGTTGAGCATATTTGTCAGGCAATCAATGAGTTGAAGCCATTGAGTATACCAGAGGCAATTCATGCAGAGCCGTCTGATCGGGCTGGTATTCTTGTGTTCGGCGATGAACATTATGGAACTGAGTTTGAAATTCGGGGGTTGGGTAATGAGATAATTAATGCCTATAGTCCAGAAATCTTTGAAAGTAGGATGTGGAATTTGCTTGAGCAAGTCGTTGGCATTGTACGAAAAGAAGGATTTTCAAAGATATATGTATATTCAATGGGAGATTTTGAGGATGGCTTATTGAGAGTCAAGCAACTGATGCAACTTAGATATGGAGTTGTTGAGGGGACAGTTCGTTATGCTGATTTTATTACTAATTGGTTGAATGAGTTGACAAAGTATGTTGAAGTTGAGTTTCAGATGACTAACGGAAATCATACTGAACTTCGTATGCTTGGACAGCCAAAGGGTACGTTTACAAAAGAGAATATGGGTCTTGTAGTAGACGCTATGATCAGCACTCGTCTTGCTAACAATCCTAACTTTACTTTTGTCAAAAATCCTACTGGATATATTTATTCAAATATTGTTGGGTTTAATGTGATGGGTATTCATGGCGAAGTAAAGAATATGGAACAGGCTATCAAAGACTTTTCTCATATTTATAATGTCCAATTAGATTTTTTGATCGCTGGACATAAACATCACGCTTGTAGCGAGACAGTAGGCATTAACAAAGAAGTGGTCAATGTACCAAGCATTATTGGGGTTGATGATTATTCCATATCTATTCATAGAACGTCAAACGCTGGTGCAACATTCCTTGTATTGGAAGCAGAAAAGGGTAAGACCATAGAATATGCAATCAAATTATGAGGTGTGCTATGAATAGAAATGACTTGATTGCTGATATTGCTGTACGTACAGGAAAAACAAAAAAGGATATATCTGAGGTAGTGGCTGCATATGAGGATTCTATTGTGGCTGCTGTTAGCCGGGGAGATTCTGTTTCTTTACATAAGTTTATGAAAATTGAACGTAAGATGAAGAATAGACATTCGGCGTATGACTTTAAGAATAAGCAGCCTATTGTTATTCCTGAACAGGAGTGTATTGAGATTCGTCCGGGTACGGCACTTACAGATTGTTTATGATGGGATGGGAGGCCAACAACCTCCCTCCGATACGGGGAGATAGCTTAACGAGTAGAGCATTTGGTTGAAGCCCAAAGGGAGATGGTTCGAGTCCTTCTTTCCCCACCAAAAAATTTTTGAGAAATTTTCAAAAAGCCCTTGACAATAACAAGAAATACAACTATAATAGATAATGTCAGGAGGACAAAGACCTGACAAAAGAAAACGCCTAATAACAACAAATACAAATGGCGCATTGGTCAAGTGGTTAAGACACCGCCCTTTCACGGCAGTAACACGGGTTCGACTCCCGTATGCGTCACCAGAGCCGTTTTGAGAGCAAATGTTCAGTTGGGTCAGCTAAACTTGAGATGTGCCGTATGGGTTATCGTTAAGCCTTATGACTGTGGATAGACACTAAAATGTAATATCATTCCGATGTGATGCCGTGTCGGTTAATGCAGAGAGAAACTGTACGGCGTAAAACAAAATAAAAGGTAGATGTAGAATGACTCCGATTGCAAATATGAATGTTTATAATGACGGAATGAGAAAGAGTATGTTGGATAAGATTTGGTTCTTGGACAAAATTGATGGCGGCATTGATACAATTTATGATTATGGATGTGCAGATGGATCATTGTTGAAGATAGTTGGAGAAATTTGTCCAAGCATGAAATTGATTGGATATGATATTAGTCAGGAAATGATTGATATTGCCAAACAGAATGTTCCTAATGCTGATTATCTGTCAACTAATCCAAAATCAGATTTGCATAATACTATTCTTAATGCTTCGTCTGTATTTCATGAAATTCATGCGTATTCATCTGACATTGAATGGGATTATGGAAATATTTTTAATAGTGGTGCTACATATATTGCAATTCGTGATATGTTTTATTCCAAGCGTTCCTGTCATCCGACAAATTCTATCCAGTTAGCAAAGGTTCTTCAGCATGAAAACCCAAATAAAGTATCAGAGTTTGAGGCGTATAATGGCCTGTTGGTAAACAATAAAGATTTTTTACATTACTTACTGACATATCGGTATGTTGAGAATTGGGATAGAGAAGTTCGTGAAAACTATTTTCCTCATAGTATTGAAGAATTTCTAAGCAAAATTCCTCGCCAGTACGAAATCGTGTTTTATGAACATTATACATTACCATTTTTGCGAGATAGAGTTTATGAAGATTTTGGATTTACATTGAATGATCCTACACACGCCAAGATACTATTAAGGTTGATTGGATAGGTGTTGATATAGAGCAGATGGATATATAGGACATGAAAGTTTTGTGGTATCTAATCATGTAGCAATAAACCACCATCTGCTAAATACTGCGGGGTAGAGAAGTTGGTCATCTCGCCATCCTCATAAGTTGGAAATCACTGGTTCGAGTCCAGTCCCCGCAACCAGTATGGTATGATCAACCAGCCTCCCACCGAAATTTGCAATAGAACGGGAGAGCGGTGTGGGAACTATATAGTGCCAATTAAATGTAGCGTAGTTTAAAATCTGATGTAATTCTTGGGGTGGGTGTGGTGTGGTTAAAGTACCGTTCGATTCGGTTGTCAAACATCAGGAGTTTAGTTAGACCACATGAATGACTAAATACTATGCTATATGCTGCTGTAGCACAATAGGTAGTGCAACGCACTTGTAATGCGTAGGTTGGGGGTTCGAGTCCCTTCAGCAGCTCCACTCAAGTATTAAGGGTCTGGATTTTTTACGGCAGTTAGTCAGACTTAAATAAGGAAACGCCGCTTTACTTAATACTTGATTTATGGGGTCATAACTCAGTTGGTAGAGTGTCTGCTTTGCAAGCAGGAAGTCCGGGGTTCGAGTCCCCGTGGCTCCACCAGATATACGCCAGTAACTCAGTTGGTAGAGTAACGGCCTTTTAAGCCGTGAGTCGTGGGTTCAAGCCCCATCTGGCGTACCATTAGGTGTTTCGCTGCCTGAAATGCGAGACTTTAATCCAAGATGCTGGTATGATGGAATTGGCAGACGTGGCAGACTCAAAATCTGTTGGTAGCAATACCGTGTGGGTTCAAGTCCCACTACCAGCACCAGATAAAGAAAACTCTGTGGTCAGCAGAGTGCGCCGGGTTGAACGAAGGGCGCAGTTGTGGGAGTAGCGGAGAAATACTTTGGACTACAAATGCCGGGAGGTGAAGAAGCCAAGGGAAAGCGGCTTCAATCGACAATGCGTAATCTCAAGTAATTAATAGTCCTGAAAAATCAGGACATGACATTGTAGCCAAGATTGGTAAGGCAGTAGTCTGCAAAACTATGATCGTGGGTTCAAATCCCACCAATGTCTCCATATCCCGTATAACAATGGTCTTGGTTCATCTCACTTTTAGCGAGGGCGGCTTGCAACGCAGCGGGATTTATATAGGGGTATAGCCAAGCGGTAAGGCTGGGGACTTTGACTCCTTGAGCGTAGGTTCGATTCCTACTACCCCTGCCATAATTTTGAGGTGGTTGAGTTATGAGAAAGAAAATAGAAGAAACGACTGAAAAGATTGTGAAAAGTATTCCTGCATCTGATAATGGTGCTGGTGTATTATGTGTAACAAATTCTGGTCAGAAATATCAAATTAGTCAGAATGTAGAAAGAAAGAAGTTTACATTATGGCAAGTGGTTAATAAGGGGTTTATAAAGATTAAAACTGCAAATTCGCCAGTTGATTTATACGACCTTGTTCCTTGGGAGAAATAAAGTAAATATGCTGCTGTGGTGGAATTGGCAGACACAAGGGACTTAAAATCCCTCGCTATTAGGCATACGGGTTCGATCCCCGTCAGCAGTACCAGCCGCCTTGGGTAAGCGGCAAACAAATCTCCTTTCTTTGCTTTTCGGGTGCTGACGGTGGGAATAGACCACTACTGCCGTGTAAGTGCGGCTTTATATAGAGGGTGTAGTGTAATGGCTAACACGCTTGCCTTGGGAGCAAGAGTAGCGGTTCGAGTCCGACACCTTCTACCAAAATGCCAACGTTTTTACTGATCGAAAGATATGGTAAGAGCGTTGGTATCTTTATTTATAAGGGGATGAAAGATGAATAGTAAACGAATTGGAAATATCGGAGAAGCAAAAGTTCTCGCTAAATTTGTTGAAATGGGTATCCCTATTTATATTCCGTTTGGTGATGATGAGAAAGCTGATCTGATTGCTGAGTTTGATGGAAAATTAAACAAGATTCAGGTGAAAACATCCATTAAATCAAAAAATGGATGTTCAATTTTTGATTTAACATCATCAACGGCGCATAGAACAAATGGTGAAAGAAGGAAGTATTTAAATTCCGAGATTGACTATTTTGCTTTATATAGTCTTGATAGAGACAAAATATATTTAATGAAGGTTCCAGATAATCCTATGTCAGCAATTACTATTCGATTTGAGGATACAAAAAGTGGGATGAAAAGTAGAGTTAATTATGAATCTGACTTTTTGATTGAAAATGTTCTAAAAATATAAATTTCAAGTGAGGTGGCAGTATGGCAAACAGATCAGGCAGTTTAACTACTGCCAAAAAAATATGTTCTACTTGTGGAGAAGAAAAAACTTTAAAACGAGGGTTTTATCGAAGCTACAATCCATTACATAAAGATGGGTATATACCTATGTGTAAGGAATGTGTGATTAAAGCGTGTGCTAATGAAGATGGAACTGCAAATGATGAAAAAGTTTATCTCATTATGCGTCAATTAGATAAGCCTTTTATAAAAAAGGAATGGGATCAAACTGTTAGTCAATACGGTATTGATTCGTCTGCAAGTTTAATCGTTGGAAAATATCTTACAAAGATTAATTCGTTACCCCAATTTAAAATGTTAGATTTTGAACAAGGTGAGAAATATAGTCAAGCGGCTCAAAGCGATAATGCTGTTGGAAGTTCTTGGCGTAAAACAAATCAAAACGAAAAAGTATATTATTTGAACGATGAGGAATTTGAAGTAAGCGAGGAAATGATTAGGTTGTTTGGAGAAGGATATACCTCAAAAGAGTATCAAACAATGCAACGAATTTATGATGATACTAAGCAAGATTATCCGAATATTTCAAGCAATCAGAAAAACTTACTTTTACGTTATGTTCGTTTCGCTGCAAAGGAAGAAATCGCAACAAATTCCGGCATTATTGCTGATGCTGAGAAATGGTCTAAACTGACTACCGAAGCACTCAAGCAATTAAATTCCATTGATGTACAAGGTGGTGTGACGTGTTTTTCTGAGTTCTTTCAAAAATTTGAACGTGTAAAAGACGTAACAAGGATTTTGCCACAGTTTAAATATCGACCAAGTGATGCGCCAGATTTTATTATTTGGTGCTATATAAACTATTGTCGTAGGTTGGAGGGAAAACCAGAAGTCCCATATGAGGATGTTTACAAATTCTATGATGAAAAGGTAGCCGAGTATGTTAAGCAATATGGTGATCCGAACCATATTTTTACTGATGATCCAACACTAACTAATCGTGAAAAAATTAAGGAGTTTATTGAGTTGCCGCCAGATTATTATAGCGACAATGATGATCAAATCGAATTATGACATTAGAAGAAATTAAAAAATGTGATGATTTTGCAAGTTGGTGGATGTGGTATCCAGACTTGGCATTAGATTTGATGGCTCCCGCAGAGGGAAGTATTAAATTACATTTAGATCAGCGAGTTTTTATGAGGGCTGGCGCACGATTTTTTAGTGAACATGGTTGTTTTAATCGAGGCTATGGAAAGACGTTTTTAGAATTTGCAACGATGGTCGTAGTTGCAATTCGTTATCCTAATATTGAACTGTCTTTAACAGCACAAACAAAAGAGAACGCTGCCGCATTGTTGAAAGATAAGTATACGGAGTTAATTCGTTATTACCCAATGCTGGAAAATGAAATAAAGAAGTCCAGCTTTATTAAAGGTGACGCTCTGATCGTTTTTAAGAACGGTGCAAGAATTGATGCTTTAGCTAACGCACAAACCAGCAAAGGCCAGCGTAGAAAGCGTATTAGCATCGAAGAATCTAACTTGATGGATAATGTTATTTTTGAAGATGCTCTTGAACCTGTTGTTGAAGTTGGTCGTACTACTTGCGGTAAATTAGCAATCGTCAATCCAGAGGAAATGAATCAGCAGATTAATTTTTATACTACTCCCGGATTTAGGGGTTCAGATGAATTTAACCGAAACCTTGCAATGTTCCACGATATGCGGGATATAAAGGGTAAAATTGTATTAGGTTCAAACTGGATGCTTGGTTGTTGGTATGGTCGTGGTTCAAGTAAAAGAACTATTTTAGAGAAAAAGAAAAATATGTCCTCTATTGCTTTTGATATGAACTACGGTGGGAATTGGGTAGGTAGTTCAACAGGTGCGTTGGTAAATATCAACCGTTTTATGAATTGTCGGACTCTTACAGAGCCAATATTAAGCAGCACAAGTGATGACGATGAGTTCTATTTGGCAATGGACGTTGCACGTTCTCAGAACAAGAATAATAACCAGTCATCTATTGCAGTTGGTAAGGTTATAAGAAACTCTGATGGTAAAATTACGGAGATTCAGTTAGCAAATATCATTCATGTTTCAAATATGCTGAACTTTGGAACTCAGGCTTGTATTGTCAAGCGTGTCCGAAAGAGATATAACGCCAAGATTGCTGTTGTCGATGGCAATGGCTTGGGAACTGGATTGATTGATAAACTGATGGAAGAAACATACGATCCTTTAACTGGAGAAACATATCCAGCTTGGGACACGATCAATACTGATGCTGTTCCTGATGCAAAGAAAGCCGATAAATGCCTTTATGATCTCAAGGCTCAGTCTTGCCAAACAATGATTTTGACAAATTTCATTGATATGATTGATTCTGGCATATTGAGATTTTTAGAGAGTAAAAATGGCGGCGACTATGCTATTAAGGATAATGATGATTTAAATTCAAAAGTTATGCCTTTTGTACAGGAGGAATTGTTCTTCCAAGAGGTTGGTAATTTAAAACTTCTTCAGAGTGGTAAGAATCTGTCCGTTGAGAAAGTTGTAAGTAAGTTTGATAAAGACCGTTTCTCTGCGGTTGCTTATTTGCTTTACTATATTGTAAAAGTAGATGATAGTGGAAGTAAATCAAATGTTGACATTAAATCATTTGCCGAACGGTTAAAAGCGTTGAATCGTAGGCCAAGAATGTATTAAGAAAGGACGGTGATATAATGCCAGTAACAAAAGTAATTTACTCAAGTTTGGATTATGACAAAGATGTAAAACGTTTTGAGGAAACCGAAAATGGCAAAAGCCGTCTTGACTTAGCGGGATTCAAACGATTGATGATTCATGATTTGTGTACAAATACTGATGTTCTGAAGTCTCATAAAATTAAAGGCTATTCTTTAGAACGAATTGCTGATGCGCTTGAAAATCCAACAAGCAATCCTATGATGTTAATTGAGATAAGCCATTATCTCATGTATACTTCACAATTCTATATGCGTTTGAATAACTATTTTGGGAAAATGGGACTGTTTAATTACAATATTGATGTGTATGACGTTAAAGAGAGCGAATTGGATAGTGAAGAAAAGCAAATGAAATTGAGGGACGCATATGCAAATGTGTGTTCTGAATTTGAAAAGATGGGTTTCAAACATGAAATGTTAAAAATCATGAGTGTTCTACCCATGCAGGATGTATTTTATGGATTGATTTTTGAAGATAGTTCAGACTTTTTTGTTTTGTCAATCAATCCGTCTATTTGCAAGATTTGTCAGGTACAAGATGGCGTGTTTAATTTCAAGATACAATTAAGCGGAATTAACCCGTTGCATATTGGTTCATATCCTGATTATGTCAAACAGGCATATTTAGATTACCGAAATGGAAATTCTTATTTTGATGGATGGTTTGTCCCACCAGCAGATAAGCAGATGTGTTTTAAGTTTAATGAAAACTCTATTACTCCGATGCCATTTTTGCTTGGACTTATTAAGGATATTTTGGACTTAGATACATACAAGAAATTGAAATTGCAGAAAGCAAGGGTTGATAATTATAAGGCTATTGTTATTGAAATCCCTATTGATGAGGATGCTGTAGACAAACCGTTGCTTACAGATGAAACTTTGGCTGTATTTGCAGAAATGAACAAAGCAAATATGCCAGAAGATGTTGGATTGATTCATGCTCCCGGAAAGGCCACAGCAGTTAGCTTTAAGGACAATGCGAATACTGCGAATAATCTGAGTGATGCTATTACTAATTTATATGATAATGCTGGTGTCACAAAAGAGTTGTTCAATAGCGGATCATCTGCGACGGCAATGAAAATGTCGATTGAGAATGATGCCGCTTTTATTTATGGCTTTTATCGGCAAGTAGAACGTGTATTTACACGGTTCATTAAACTGCGTAAGTTCAATAAGCCACAATTTAAATTTGCATTGAGAATACAAGATTCTACTGTTTTTAATCGAAATGATGTGGCTGATGCTATGCTGAAAGCGGCTCAAAATGGAGAGCCGTTTAAGATTGATTATGGTGTTGCTCTTGGTAAAAGTCCGAGTAGAATTATTGGTTCACTCTTATTAGAAAATACTGTACTCAAGTTGCATGAGAAATTTGTACCATTGCAAACTTCTTATACTGCTACTGGAGATGAAATTACAGGTCGCCCTACAAATGAGAGTAAGGGGCAGGATATTGATGAGAGTGGTGAAATTACAAGAGATAATGAGACAAATCTTAATCGTTAATACCGTCCATTGGGCGTTATTAAAATATAAAGAAAGGCGGTGATGGGGAAAGTGGGTCATGAACGAAATAGGTTGCCAGTGTCGTTTACGATCAATAGCTGTGTGGATACTGAAGATTCTCGTTTTCTTGCCATAACGATTGATGTATTACACACAGGATTGAATTTTAATGGCAATATTTTTGACAAAGAAGTGGTTGATGCAAATGCCGATAGCATCATGAATACTCCAGTGTTGGGGTATATCGCTCTGAATCCAGACGGAGAGTTAGACTTTCAGGGTCATGAGTATAAAGCTGTTAAGAGTAATGATGGTACAGATTATGTATATGCTGGTTCTGCCTATGGTGTAATTCCAGAGTCATGTAACTATCGTTGGATTGAAAAAGTTTGTTCCGATGGAATTTGCCGTGAGTTCTTTCAAGTTGATGCCCTATTGTGGACTAAATTTGATGATGCAATTACAATTTTTAATCGTGATGGCGGTAAGCCTCAGAGTATGGAACTTGAACTTTCTTCAATCACTGGCGAGGAAAACGATGATGGGACATTTACATTCACTGGCTTTAAGTTTGATGGATGTTGCCTGTTATCTTCAACAGATGATCGTATTCAGCCAGCAATGATTGATAGCAAGGCTGTTCCAAAGGAATTTACAGCGCATACTATCGCACAAGAGATTAAGGATAAGCTGACTGAGTATAGCATGACTGTTGAAAAGTTAAATGAAAATAGTGAAAAGGAGGCTGGAGAAATGCCTAAAATTCCTGATACAAATTTCACTTTGAATTTAATGGAGCAGATTGATGAGATTTATGCTGTGCTGGGCGAGAAGAAATATCGTGACAGTTGGGGTTATGAATGTTCTCAATATTGCTTTGTTGATGTTCAGAGTGATGAGATTATTGTGATGGATCGTGCTGACCATTATGGATTGTATGGTATGAAGTACACTATGGATGGCGACAAGATTACTATTGATTTTGCGTCTGCTTGTCGTAAAAAGACTACTTATTCTGATTTCGAGGAAGGCGCAGAAGATGCGGAGCAGTTTGTGTTTGAAAAAGCAATGTCCGATTTTGCTACATATATGTCTGCACAGATTGATGCTGCAAATGAAAGTAAAGATACTGCCGAGGCTAATTATAGTCAGGTTAAGAATGACTATGATGAGATGAAACCTAAGTATGATGCTTATGTTAAGGCAGAGGCCGAGCGTGAGAAGGCTGCTGTGGATGCCGCAAAGGATGCAGAGTTTAAGCAGTTTGATCAGCATTTAAGTGATGTTGCTGAATACACCACACTCAAAGAAAAGCGGGATGAGTATTCTTTGGAGGAAATTCAGGCTCAGTGTGCCGTGATGTTTACAAAGAAGAACTTGAACGCTAATTTCAGTCGTAAGACTAAAGAGGCCGCTCCTATGGTAGCGGATGTATTTGAGCAGACCCCTAAGGCAGAAGTTAGTTCTCGCTATGGTGTGCTGCCTACAAAGAAACAATAATTGAAAGTGAGGTAATATGACTATGGATAAGAATTATACTGTTGTGGAAACTTCCAAGATTGCTGCTGTTCGTGGTGGCGGTCATTTGCACAGTCTGATTGCCGATGTGGATGTGGAGAATGGTCACATTTGTTATGTGGGCGATTTGGCTACTGATATTGATGGTGTAGAAACTCATGAATATGAGGCTCCTACTACTGCTTTGATTAATAAGCGCAAAGTTGTTCTGGTTGCAAATCCTGAGTGGGATTATGATGAGAGTCGCAAGAGCAATCAGGCTCTTTCTAATTATATTAATGAGGCTGGGCGTCCTTTTAGGGCTTATGACTTATTTGCTGAGGATCAGTATTCTGTTTCTGTGGGTGCTTTTGACGTTGCTGATGAGTCTGAAATTGCTGTTGGTAAATATGTTATTGCACAGCATGGAAAGGATACGTTGAAGGTTGTCGATGAGTCTGGTATTGCTGATCAGGGTTTCTACGCTCAGATTACAGGCGTAAAACTTCAGCGTGGTTTTGGTTTTACTACTAAGAATGGCACTACTTATGGTCGTTCATATAATATGTATTTGCTGCGTGTCATTCGCAACGATATTGTTTAATTGAATGTTTAATTTAGAAAGCGAGGTATGTGAATATGGCTTGTGATATGAGTAAGCTGGCTAATTTCTCTACTGAGAAGCAGCAGTTGATCGCCCTTGGTGTTGATCATTATACTGGTGATCTTGGTAATTATGTTGCTGGGAATGTGGATACCAGTAATCGGAGCATGGATGATGAAATCCGTGACCGTTTTGAGAAAGAAATTCTGCATGGTGAGAAGTACAATTATCGTACTTATCGTAAGTATAAGAACGATATTTATGAAATTCTTGAAACCACTCTTGATCAGACTTTGCCGGAGGGCTGGAAAGAGAATGAATTCTTTGATCGTTTTGTTGAGACTATTCGTGTTGACTTAGGTGATAAGAATGAGTTCTACGCCGAGGACAATGGTTACTTTGTGGTATCTAAGTTTAGCGGTAATCATTGGGATACCAACCGTGAGCGCATGGATTTAGGGGCTGAGTTTAGTGTTGAGACTACTTGGTGGGACGTGCATTTTTACAATGAGTTTGAGCGGTTCATGAAGAACATTGACTCTTGGGCTAAGTTGCTGGATAAGGCTCGTAAGTCCTTCTTGCAAGCGTTCCAGAGTGCAGCGTATGTGGCATTTACCAATATGAGCGATCTTGTGCCTGATGGTTTTACTGGTCGTGGTGCGTTGTCCACCGATACTGAGCGTGATGAGCTTCTGACATTGCTGGATAAGGTGTCTGCTGCCAATAATGGTGTGAAGCCTATTATTGTTGGTACTGGTGCGGCTTTGCGTAAGTTGCAGAAGAATATTGATGAGAATTGGATTCCTGAGTCTGCCAAGGAGCAGCGTAATCGTAATGGCGTTATTTCCAGTTGGGAAGGTTACGATCTGATGCCTATTCCGCAGGTATTTAAACAGGGTACGTTTGACTTTGCTCTGTCCAGCACTCGCTTGATTTTGCTGGCAAATAATGCAAAGCCCATCAAGTTTGTGTTTGAGGGCGATTCCCGCCTGAAGGAAATTACCGATAGTCGTGAAAACATGGATATGACTCTTGAGGGTCAGATTCAGGTTAAGGCTGGTCTGGCTGTTATCTATGGCGGGATTGTTGGTGATTGGGAGTTGGCTTAATCTAATAATAAATAAAATTTGGGAGGCGTTTTAATGGCACAGGATATTGAGAATAAGGTGAAAACCGAAATTCCTGATGGGGCAGCTTCAAAGAAAGTTGCTCCTGCCACTTCTACCACTTTGAATGATGATACAAAGGTTTCTGTCAAGTCGCTTGTTCCTGCGGTATACTACACTTGTACAACGACTTTTGAGAGTTTTGCTTGGGTGGAAGTCGGTGATATTCAGGAGATGACTTACAAGCAACTTAGGATGATGAAAACTAAGCATCCAAGGTATTTTAATGATAAGTGGTTGCTGCCCATTGATAAAAATGTTGTTAAGAAATTAGGTCTTGATAAGGTTTATGCAAACAACATGAATCGTGGGGATATGCGGAAACTGTATGGGTCTGATGTGAAAGAGGTCGAGGAACTGCTTTCCGGGTTGAGCAATGATGCTAAGACTGGATTGACTCATAAGGTTGAGGATGCTGTTAAGAATGGTAAAATTGAGAACGTAAAAATCATTCGTTGCCTTGAAAAGCATTTAGGTGTTGAGTTAATGCAGTATGTGTAATGGGAGGTGAGCCATGAAAGGTACACCTTTTACAGTTCTTTACGAAAGTGTTCTATCAAAAATTAAAGACTATGACTTCTTGAATCTGGAAGAAACCGATATTTATGAGGTTCTTTCAGATTATTTGCGTCCAGCGATTGCATCTTTTAGGGGATGCAAACAAGATTTGAGTAAAAGGAACAAAAGGAAGTTTGAAGTCACGTTGACGGATACTGAAATTGAAATATTGGCTAATTACATGGTAATTGCTTATCTTGACAGTAACTATATTCGTGTTCCTCTTGCACTTAAACAGACACTTTCAAGTAAGGACTTCAATGCTTTTTCGCCAGCAAACCAATTAGAAAAAATGGTTGCTATGCGTGAAATGTATCGAAAAGATAACGAAACCTTATTGTCTCGTTATCGTTGGATTAAACAAGATATGTAAGGAGGTGATTGTCTGTGGGAGGTTATCAGAATTTTCTTCGTAGAATGAACGCTGGTGGTAATACTATGCGAAATGAGCAAATTGAAAACTCGTTGCACTTGGTACGACATACTTTCGCAGACGATCCTTCTTATATTCCAGATGGGGTACAAGTCTGGAATAGTGAACGAATTTTGCATCCAAGGATTTATCAGGAAACATATCGTTCAACTTCTCCTGAACAGGCACAAATTCAAACGATGATACATGAGCCTATTTATAAGGGTGATGTAATTCCTTGGCCTGAACATGGTTATTGGATGTGCCTTGAGGCTAACAATTTACATGGTATTCAGTTTGAGGGGACTTTACGATTCTGCAATCACTATATAAAATTCTACTCTCCGCTGAATCATGAGATTGTTGAATACCCTGTAAGCATCTTGAACTCTACACAGTATGGCAGCGGCGAAACTGAGCGTTATGATGATGAATTGAAAATGACGGTTGGTACAACGCAGATGCTTATGTACATTACATATGATAAGCATACTATTTTGATTGATAATGGTGTTAGGTTTTTGGTTGACCGTAATCAAGTCAATCCTACAGCATACGTTGTCAAACAGGCTGACACTGTATCATATTCAGATGCTAACGAGCATGGATTTATTGCGTTCACTTTGTATGAAGATCAGTTTAATCCGAAGGTTGACAACAAAGAATTGATGATTGCAGATTATGTTCCTGATCCTGTTGGAACAGGCGCAGAGTTAGAGACAAAGACCGATATGTGGATTTGAGGTGAAATGATATGGCTTTATGCAAAGAATTGACCGAGTACAGAAGCAAGATTATGAAATTGCTTTGCAGCGATCAGGAAATTGTAGACCTGATAACTGATACGCCTAATTCTGCAATTCCAGATCGGTCTTTGATGTACAAAAATATTTTTCCATATGCTTATACTCCTGATGTAACGAAAGATACAAATAACTACATTTGTTTTAGGATTTATATTCCAGAAGTGCAAAACAAGACATTTAAAACTGTAAATATTGTTTTCTATATTTTTTGTCATCAAGATAATATCCGCACCAGTAATGGGCTGCGGCCTGATTTAATTGGAGAAAGATTAGAGACATTGTTTAATGGTTCGATGGATTTGGGAGTTGGTCGAATGAAGTTGTATGGAATGGATGATATTAGTCCTGCTTCAACTTTTCATGGTATTGCTCTGGAATATACGGTGTCGGAGTTTAATCGTCCGACAATCAATGGTGATCTGAGGTCTGGTGCTAAGTAATGGTACAGAAACCTAATTTACTTCGTATCAGCGATTATGAGATAAATGATAAAATCGCAGTTCATGTACCAACCGTGAATGAGATTTTTGACTTTGGAGATCAGAAGTATTATAGCATTGTGCAAACATTGATAGCTACGCCATTTGATTTAATGGTGGAGTTAGATGATATAGGGATTGATTATGAATCAATTACTAATTATCAGTTATTTCTTTTGATGATGGAGTCTATTGCGGCAAATGAGGAAAATACAGAAATCCTATTTGGCAATTTGGATTTGAAAAATTTCAAAGCTGCCAAAAACACAAAAAATGGCGAACGTGTATTTTATGATCCTACGAATGATATTGTGATTGACCAAATGATTGCGCTGGAGATATGTAATGCAATTCGCAAAATACATTTTTGGGAAGCACCTCTTGGACAGGCTGGTAATAATGAGGCGAAAAGGTATCTGATTGAACGCAAACGACTAAAAAAACAACGACTTGCAAAGAAACCATATAAATCTTTTCTGGAGGGTATCATTATTTCTTTGGTGAATACTGAGGAATTTAAGTATAACTATGATACTGTGATGGATTTGAGTATATACAAACTAAATGCGAGTTGGCGACAAATTCAGAAGAAAAAGCATTGGGAACAAACAATGAACGGTGCTTATTTTGGTACGGTAGATTTGAACAAAATTGATCTCGAAAAATTAAGTTGGCTGTCACCAGATTAATGTCTGGTGCTTTTTTATTACAAAAATAAAGGAGGACGATAATATGTCTGTTAATGTGAATGACCTGTCTATTACAAGTCTTGAGACTATTATGGCTTTCGGTATCAACGGTGGTACTCATCGGTTTACTCTGGATGAATTGCAGAACGCTACTATTGCCAATAGTCAGGACAACACCGCTCTGACTGGTAAGGGTGGTCGCACCATTGGTCAGTTGAAGCGTAATAAGTCTGTTACTGTGTCTGGCACAAATGGTATGGTGTCTATGGGTCTGGTTGAGGTTGAGGTTGGTTCTGCTGGCGAACACAAGACCGCCACTCCTGTCAAGATTCCTGATTATCTTACTGTGAATAGCAACAAGGCTACTACTAATTTTAAGGCCGTGGGTACTGCTGGCAATGAGATTCAGGAAGTCATTGTTAAGAACGCTGATAGCACTATCAATAAGCGTCTGACTCAGGATGCTACTGCTGCTACTGGTAAGTTTGCTTACGATCCTGCTACTAAGGAACTGACTTTTGCTGATGGTGAGATTGCCGATGGTACGTCTATTGTTGTGTACTATACTCGCAATGTCGAGGGTGATGTTGTTTCCAACATCTCTGATAATTATTCCGAGACTGTTGAGATGTATGTAGATGCTCTGGCTGAAGATAAGTGTCACAATATTTATCATGTTCAGTTCTACATTCCTTATGCTGACTTTACTGGCTCTTTCGATCTTGCTATGGGCGATAGTCAGACTACTCACGGTTTCGAGGCTACCAGCTTGGCTTCCGCTTGTACTAATGGTGGCACTAAGTTCTGGGATATGACTGTGTTCGGTGAGCAGGAGGACGCTGCGTAATTTGATTTGTGAGGTGATTTGACATGGCGGCACGTGCTATTCCATGTAGGGTATGTGGCAAAATGTTCGTCCCTTGTAATAAACCAAGTGCTGTGATTGGTGCTTTTAATTATCATAGTCTTGCGTGTAGTCCTGAGTGCGGCGCAGAATACTTGCGCCGTGTTCAGGCCGCAAGGCAGGAGTTCGCTGTCGAGAAAGCCCCGGACGCAATAGTGTCTACGGATGAAGCAAAGGCAGAGGATGAGACTGTGAAAGAGACACCAAAGCGCACACGTGGCAAAAGACGTGAGGCAAACATTATTGAAGATGCCATGAATATTGACAAGCAAACTGTCGAGGATGTTTTAAAAACAGAAAATTAAAAATGTGGGAGGGTGAGTATAATCCCCTCCTTCATTTACTCTTATGGAGGAATGAGATGACTTTAAATTTGGTATCGGAAATTCCCCCATCTGTAAATCATTATTTGGCATATCGTGCAATTATACGAAATGGTAAGCCACTGGCTATGAGTTATAAAACGCCAGAAGCTACACGGTATCAAACAAGATTCGCAAGGTATGTTACTAAGCAAGTAAAAGAACAAGGATGGGATTTGATTCCGAATAAAACACAACATTTTTATGTGGATTGTGTATTTTATTTCCCACGTGTTGACATGGATTGCAACAATTATTTTAAGTGTATGCTTGATGCTATTACTGATAGTGGGAAAATTTGGGTTGATGATAATGTTGTTTGCGAACGTGTAAATGGCATTTATTATGATGCAGAAAATCCAAGAGTAGAAATACAAATTACGCCAGTTGACTACATAGGTATATTTGATAATATATCTCAATTAGAAAAATTTGAATCTAATTGCATCGGTTGTAGTAGATACAAACGAAATTGTAGTATTTTGCAAAAAGCGAAAGACGGAAAGATTCAAGCCGAAATTCAAGATTTCACTTGTTGCAAATATAAATCAAAATTGAAGGAGAATTGATATGAATAAAATTACAAAGAAGTCTGTTAATGCGCTGATGGACATTTATAAGAATCATAAGACTAATGTTGTACTTACACTTACTGATCCTGATAATAAGGATGCTGTTTTGATGGAGATTCCCATTAAAAATGAAATGAGCGTAGATGAGCAAGGTGCTTTTGTTGATCGTGTCGTAAATGCTTGTTTTGATTCAAATGGCGATTTTATTCCTCAAATTTTGGATGCTGTATTTATGATCACTTTACTCCAGATGACTACGAATGTACCCGTATTTGAAAAGTCTCTTACTCTTGATGATGGTAGCACCGAAGATGTTCTGGATATTGATAAGACGTATGAACTTTGTAAGGCAATCAATCTTGTTGCCAATGTCAAGGATAATTCGTATCAGCAGTTGATTCAGGGGCTTCGTCAGATGGTATGTGATAAGTTGGAATATCGGAAGCAGATGCAGTTTAGTCAAGAGCGGCAGATTTTGACTAAGGCCAGAGAGGAAATTGAAAACGGTGTTGCCATGTTGGTTGCTACTGGTCAGCAACTTATGGAAACAATTTCTCATGTTGGAACGGCTGCGGATATGACTGAGGCACTGAAGAATATGAACTATTCTGAGTTGGTGTCTACTGTGTTGAGTTCAACATAACAAAAAATACAATCATATATTGACTTCGCTTGTTTTTGATGATATAATAGCATCATGGAGGTGCTTATTATGTTTAAAAGAATTTTATCTGCGATATTTGTGGTTTTTGTATGTTTCTCGTTTGCTGGCTGTAGTGGAAATGATGAAGATAACATTGTTGGCACATGGGTAGTTTCGGAGTATAGTGATGGAGAAAATATTATAAGTACAGATGAGATTGGTGATATATACGGGGAAACAACCTATGAGTTTAACAAATATTCTTTGATATTCACTAAATCTGGAAATCTAAAAATAATTAAGCCAGATTTTCAGGGAGGAACGATTGAAACAAGTTGCTCTTATACAGTACAAGATGGATATGTTGAAGTTGTTGATCCAGATAATTCGATAAATTTTGAACTTGTAGAATATAATAACGGAAAAATATTTTTTGAGGTAACAACTGGATTAATTGTGACATTGACAAAAAAATAAATTTTATTAAGAGTAATCGTCTTTGGCGGTTGCTCTTTTCTTATGTGGAGGTGTTCTATGTCTTTAGATAAGATAGTTGCTGGCCTCGATCTCACAAAGATTAAAGCACCTTCAGGACTAACATATGCACAAGAACTTGTTCGGGCTGCAAACCTATTGCGAGATTGTATCCAGTCAAGAATAAATCGTGGTAGTATGGGTAGTTGTTTATCAGCTGCTGATATTGCTGATATTAAAGTTGATGGTATGAGATTATCTTGCACATTAAAAGTTCAAAATGCAATTCGCCCATCTATTTTTAATAAATGGAACCAGTCAAATGCAAATGTTTTTTGGCTGTTGAATGATGGTTATACAGTAAAAAAGCCAGTTTGGTTCAAGAATATACCGAATTTTGGCTATCGTGTAGCAGAGAGATTTGTAGAAGAAGGAATACAAGAGTTCAACTCAAAAAATGATCTTGGGATTGAAATAACGGTTATTCGTCCGCTTATGTATTACGGATAAGATAAAACAATAGCAATTAACAGCCCTCGTCAGAAATGGCGAGGGCTTATTTATATGGTATGGAGGTGAAATATATGGCTGCTGATGGTCAGATTGTACTTGGTCTAAATATATCAGAGACTACATCACAAATTAGTGCTGATTTAAGTACAATTTTGAATGGGCTTAGGACAAAACAACTTATTCTGAAAGCCGCAATAGAAAAGTCTCAGGTTGAAAAAGGCGTTGCATCTCTTGTTAAGGAAATTAATCAGGAAACGGCAAAAATCGGAATTGAAGTTGATCCTAAAAGCGTTTCTAAAGTAATTACTCAACAGCAGAAAATGGCCTCTATGCAAAAAGAACTTGTTCAACAGATGGAGAAGTATAAGCAAGCGGCTTCTGATGTTGGACTTACTTTAAAAGGTGCAACACAAAATTCTTTTAAGTCTGCTATTGATGCAAATGATTTTAAGGCTGCGAAAGAAAGTTTGCGTTCTGTCAAAAAGGAGATTGACGAATATAATACCGCAATTAAGAAGATGAATGAGGACACAAAACTTGATTTTGATATTCAGAATATTCAGAGCAAGTTTAGTGTGTTGAAAAATCAAACTGATTCTGTAAAAACACTTTTTAAGCAATTAGAACAGTCTCAGGAGAATTTCAATAATGCAACGAGCAATCCTCAAAAGTTGCAGTATTATAATGAACTCAAAGGAGTTATTGGACAGTTAGAAGTTGAGTATCAAGCATTAAAACAATCCGAAAGTGCATTAGCTATAGATTCTGGAATTAAAAAGCAAATGCAAGATATGGATACGTATGTGAAAAATCTTAAAGCTACGTATTCTACGATTGGTGATAGTGCTGGTGCTGAGAAATTGAAAAACGCCATTCAGGAACTTGATACTGTTTTGCAAAATGTAGATCGTAATGCTGTTGGCGGCAAGTTAGCTACTGAATGGGAAGCAGTTACAGAAAAAGTTAATGCCGCAAAACGTGCGGTTTCTGAATATCGGGCAGAACAGTCCGTGATTAGCAAAAAAGTTGATATTCTTGATTCGATTTCAGAAAAAGCAGGAACCATGAAATTGAACATTGATACTTCTGGTATTGCTGGTTCTGGAATTACTGAACTTTCAAAGAGGTTTGATGAATTAAGCAGCAGAGCAAAACAACTTAAATCTGAATTGCAAGACCTCGATCCTTCTAACGGTGAAGATGTTCAAAGGCTTACACAAGAAGTTAGAAAATTGCAAGATGAATTTAATAACTTGTCAAAAAGTTCTAATGTATTTAAGGATACAGCGTCAATTCAAAAGTTTACTGGCGATATTGAAAAAGCTCGGTCAAAAGTTTCCGATTATGCCGCTACATATAGCGCAATTAAATCAAGACCAGACCTTGTACGTGAATTAGAACAATTACAAGCTGCCGCTGCAAATATTTCTACTCCTGCTGAATTAAAGAAATTCAATTCTGAATTTGATACATTTAATTCAAAAGTTGTTCAAGCGGGAGTCCATTGCAAATCGTTTGGAGATCAGATTAAGCAAGCATTTCAGAATTTTTCTGCATTTTTTAGTGCAAGCCGTGTAATTTATCAAGTTATTGATTCTATCAAGCAGATGGTAACTAATGTAATTGCTCTTAATACAGCAATGGTTGAATTGAAAAAAGTTACCGATGGAGCAGAAAATCAATTTAATACTTTTCTCAAAAATGCTAAAAGCAATGCTGTTGAATTGGGAAGTACAGTTACAGATTTGGTCAATGCAACATCGGCATTTTCACGCCTTGGATATTCTTTAGATGAATCAGAAGAACTTGGGCGAGTGGCTACAATTTATGCTAATGTTGGTGATGATATTGATAATATTGATCAAGCAACTACAAGCCTGATTTCTACAATGAAAGGTTTTGGCCTTGAGGCTGGAGATGCTATTAATATTGTTGATAAGTTTAATGAAGTTGGTAATAAGTTTGCTATTTCATCAGGCGGTATAGGTGATGCGCTCCAGCGTTCGGCTGCTTCTTTTGCTGCCGCTAACAATACTATTGATGAATCAATCGCTCTGGTAGTTGCCGCTAATAATGTTATTCAAGACCCTGATACGGTTGGTACAATGTGGAAAACAGTTACTATGCGTATTCGTGGTGCAAAGACCGAACTGGAGGAAGCTGGACTTGAAACTGAATATATGGCTGAAAGTACAGCGTCTTTACGTGATGCTATTAAGGGATTGACAAATGTTGATGGGCTTGGCGGCTTTGACATTATGAAAGATGAAAAGACGTTCAAGAGTACATATGACATTATTCTTGGAATTGGTGAAGTTTGGGAGAAAATGTCTGACATTGATCAAGCCGCATTACTTGAGTTGGTCGCTGGTAAAAGACAGGGTAACGCTCTTGCTGCTACATTAACTAATTTGGAAGATTTAAAAGCAGCACTTGAGGCTTCTGAAAATTCTGCTGGCTCTGCTATGAAAGAACAAGAAGTATGGCTTGGTAGTTTAGAAGCTAAGATTAATCAGTTTAAAGCGTCTTTTGAGTCATTGTCAAGTACGATTATTAGTGATGATTTGGTTGGCGCAATTATTGATTTTGGAACTACGTTCGTTCATACCATTGATAATATTATCAATTCTCTTGGTGGAATGGGTAATTCCTTGTTGATTTTGCTTGATGTTATTGCTTTATTCAATTTCAATAAAACAGTTGGATTGGTGCAAAGCATTTGGAATAGCTTGCAAACAGGGTTTGGTATTATTCCTAAGATTACGTCTATGTTCGGTAATTTGAAGGCAGCTTGGGATTTAGGCAAAGAATCTGGTGGCGGTTTTATTACTACATTAAAGGGTGCAGCCAGCGCACTTACTGCTACTGGTTCTGCCGCTACAGTTGCTACCGCTGCAATTATGGCTGTTGTGGCTGTTATTGCTATTGCGGTTGTAGCATATAAAAACTGGAAACAAGCACAGGAGGAAGCACGAAAGGCAGTTATTGATGCTGGTAATGCTGCGTCTGAAAAAGCAACCAATATCGCAGAACTTGCAAATGCTTATTTAGATTTATGTGAGGCCGTGGATGCTGGAACCGCATCAGTTGAAGATGCGTCTGCCGCAAGAGATGCCCTTGTAAATGCTCTTGGTATGGAAGAAAGTAAACTTGATAGTTTGATTGCAAAATATGGAGATTACAAAACCGCCATACTTGAAGCAACTATGGAGGCATTACGTACTGAAACAAACGCTTCTGTTGCTGGTGCGAACGCTGCTAAAGATCAGGTTGTTGAGGATTTAAAAACTGGTTATTTTGGTGGGAATAGTAAATTCTTTAGTGCTATTGGCGAAGAAGCTGGTAAAGCTATGGACTACCTTAAAGAACTTGGATATGAAGGTATAGATAATACAGGCTCTAAAGGTGGAGGTACAATATTCCTGCCAAGTGTTGAATTAACTGGTGGAGATACGGCAAAAGCTACTTTTGATGACTTAATGGCTGATTATAAGTTCATCGAAAGTGCAATGAATGATGTTATTGAAGAATTTGGTGCCGATAATCCTGTTGCGGAAGAACTTGCGAATTTGTATAGTGAATATTCCGATGAGTTAAGTGGTGCTATTGAACAGATTGAAACAGCAAACAAGAACATTGCTTCTCAGTTAATGTTGGCTGAAAGAATTTCAAATGATCCAACTACGCAAGATGGGTTTGAAAAATTCAGAAAAAATATTATTTCAAATCTTGAAGGCGATTCACGTTTTGACGATAGCATTGGTTCTGCTGAAGAATATGTTGATGCTGTTTTGAGGGAAAATGAACAGTACGCAAAATATCTTGATGCTATGCAAAAGCAAGAACAAGTAGCACTTCAAGTTAAAACGAAACGGGACGAAATAAAAAAAGCATTTTTTAATTCTGATGCTGTACAAAATACAGATTGGATTTTAGCCGAGCAAAAATTAAAAGATTTTGCGGAATATGTTGATGGATTGTCAGATGAAAAAATCGAACTTGTTTATGATTTAGTTGTTAATGCAAATGTCGATTCATTAAGTGAGATTAAAAATGCAGTCGATGCCGCTGACTTAGAGAAGAAACTTTTAGGTGACAAACTAAAAGAATATGAAGAAATCTATAATCAATATAATAAGATTGTAAATGAATCAAAACTTCTTGGAGTTGATTTATCTCAAACGATATTTGGAAATATTGACACAAATAATCGACAAGTATTAGAGTGGACAGACGAAAATCTTGCAGCTTATAAAGATGCTATTGAATCTTGGGGGTCTACAGTAGATGAACTTCGTGGATCGTTTTCGACAGTATTTGGTGGTGCAGAGGAATTTGATGGTGTAGAGATTGCGTTTAGTCCTATTCTTCAGACAGATGATGGTGCTGTTTTATTAAGTCGAGATACCGTGTATGATTACATCAATGGATTGATTGATAAAGCAGGAGAGGGCTGGACAAATGAAGATTTGTTTAGGCTTGATACTGAAGGGCTTGACGTTGATGGTCAACACATTAAAGGGTTGCTTGCAGATATTGGTGAAACTGCAATTTGGACTTCTGAGGCCATGCACTTTACTGGTGATACTGGTGCTATTTCTGATATGTATGCCGAACTTGAAGCCGCTGCGGAAAAGTACGGAGTTTCGGTTGAAGCATTACTTACATATCTTGATGCACAACGTTTTACCACTAAGGCCAATGATATTCGTACTGCGTTGTCAGATTTGTTTGTTGCAGAAGATTTTGCTGATACCAGAAAGTCTATCATTGAAATGTCAAAAGCAGTTGATGGTATCACAGCGGACAACGTTGAGGAATTGGCACAAGAGAGTGCTGGCTTGAAAACCATTCTTGATCAGGATGGTATGAGTGCAAAATTCCTTGCAAATATTCTGCAAAATGTCGCAGAAGGCAAAGACGGATTTGCACTTATTACAGACAATGCTTTGTTGCTCAATCAGGCTCTTGAAGGAATGGAGCGTAGTTTTGATAAGGTTACTGAGGCAAAATCTCGTTATGACGCTGCAATGTCGGTTCCTGAAAAGGATGAGGATTTTAAATCTTATGCAGAAGCGTTTAAGGCTTTGAATGAACAGTTTGAGGCTGGAACTGTCAACAGTAACGCATTTTGGGCTGCGGCTGAGTTCTTGTTTGGCTCTGATCAGTTGAATGAATGGGGTTGGAGTGATGGCCTTGATGAAATTTATCAAGCCATGCAAAAAAATGTTGATATATTTGAAGATGCTGATTCTGCTGGTGCTGGGTTCTTAGAGAGACTGAATGAGATTGCAGAGAACGGGCAAGTGCTTGACGATGACGGCAATATTATTGCTGAAATTGAAAAGTTTGCCGATGGTTCTTATGAGTTTAATATTGACTCTACGTCTGTTGATATTCTTGCTGAAAAGTTAGGCATATCTGAAGATGCTGCTTTGGCCTGTCTGAAAGCACTGTCTATGTGGGGAGAGGTTGACTTTTATAATGTCGATGAAGTGTTGGACGCAATCGACCAAATTGGGTTATCCTCTGATTCACTTGAAGGAACTGCGATAAATATTTCTGCATTGACTGATCAACTTATTTCTTTGGGTTATACGGATAAAGAGATTCATGATTTGCTTACAACTTTACAGAGTGTCGAAGGCATTTCATTCTTGAGTGCATCTGCTGATGTTGATACATTGACAAATAGCTTAAAGAATTTGGGTCTTGCTTCGGGTGATGGGCTTGAGGTAAAAGTTAATACTGAGAGTCTATCTGTTCTCATGGAACAATTAGGTTTTACAAAGGATGATGCAGAAACTCTTATTGGAAAACTTGGCGAAGTAGATAGTATTACATTAACCAATGCACAAGGTCAAGCACAATCTCTGGATGAAGCATTAGATTTCCTTGATACGCTTGATTTCGCTCCAGCTTCGACAGGACTTGATGATTTAAAAACTGGAATTGAGGAAGTTGATGGTACAGGAACGGACAATGCTCAAGCATCATTAGATGCTCTTGGAACATCGGCTGATACAGCAAAGGGAAAAGTTTCAAGTTTACAAACATCAATTAATAATTTAACTGGCAAAACAGTGACAGTTAATGTAGATGTAAAGCGTAAAAGTGGAATTTTAAGTTGGCTTGGTTTTGCCAAAGGTACAAAGAACGCTCCAGATGGAGATGCTTTGGTTGGCGAGGAAGGCGAGGAACTTGTTAAGTCTGGTGATCGTGCTTATTTGGTTGGTACAAATGGCCCTGAAATTGCTCATTTAAATAAGGGTGACACAGTTTATACGGCTGAAGAAACCAAAAAGATTAAGCGTGGCGGTGGACTTATCACTGGCCTTATCCCCGCATACTCTGGTGGCTATAATGGCGGTGCATATGGTAGAGTAAATCCAAACAAAACATATAAGCCTGTGATAGACACTGGCAAAACTACAAAGACAACAACAAGTCAAGTTAAGGATGCTACAAAAGCCGCTGAAAATTTAGAAGAACAACTTAAAGATACTCTTGACGAATTAAAAAAGACAATGGATGGTGTCTTGAACTATTTCAATCATGAAATGTTCTTGATGGAAAAGAAAAACAAGATTGTTGTCCGTGTTGTCCCTGAATTAGACGATAAAAACTTCAATACTGGTATAAACAAAATTATGGATTTTGATGCTTATTCAAAGCAGCAGATGGATTATGCAAGTCAAGTGGTTGCTATTTATAAGCAAATGCAAGAAACCGTCCATAATCAGGCAGAAGAATATCGTAAGTTAGGGCTTGATGATACATCGTCTGAGATCATTGAATTACAGCAGAAATGGTGGGAGTATAGCGATAGTATTACTGATGCTGTTGTTAATGCCTATGACACTATTGTTGGCGAACTTGAGAACGCTGTAACATTAACCGATAACTGGTTGAGTAATGCTATTGATACCCATGATTACAGGGGCATTGTGCAGTATACTCAAGATACAGTTGAATATTATCAGCGTATGCAGGATGCCATTCATGAACAAGCAGAGTTCTATCGTTCAAAGGGATATTCTGATGCCTCTGATGAGGTTAGTAAACTTAGCGATTTATGGTGGGATTATGCTGAAAAGATTAAGGAAACTTCTGCAAACGCTTGGCAACAAGTCGTAGATAATGCAAACGAAGCAGTTGATCAGATTACGGGGCTGTATGATACACTCCATGCTGCGGCTGATGAGTTTGCTGAAAGCGGGTTCATTACCATTGATACCTTGCAAGAAATCCTTTCTTGGGGTGTACAGTATCTCCAGTATCTCAAAGATGAAAATGGTATGCTTGTTATCAATGAGGGAAGTATACGAAAAGTCATTGCTGCCCGTACAGAGCAAATGGCGATTGAACAAGCACTTGCTTATGTTGCTCAAATTCGTACTGCGGCAGAGGCCGGAAACATTGAGTCTTTGAATAACCTTGCTTTTGCTACTGAAACCGTTACTGGTGCTACATGGGATTTAGTGTATGCTCAGATTCAGGCCATGCAAATGGCTGGACAAATCTCTGCGGCACAGGCTAATGCTTACATTGAGAATATCAATCGCATGAGGGCATTGGCTGATAGTGCAAAATCTGGAATTGGTCAAGTGAGTGGTGCAATTAAAGAGGCCAATGAAGCTGCAAAGAAAACACTTGAGGATCAAGAAGATGCACTGAATGACTTGCTTAAATATGTCGAGGAAATGATTAAGCAGGAGGTCAAAAATCAAGTAGAAGCATTAGAGGATCAAGTTGACGCAATGAAAGAAATTGTTTCGTTGCAGAAAAAGTCGCTTGATCTGGAGAAAGAAAAAGATGGGTATACTAAAGCGGTTACTGATAAGGAAGAGGCTATTGCCGATTTGCGTAAGCAAATTGCCGCTTTGGATTTGGATGATAGTCGTGAGGCGGCGGCTAAGAAAGCCAAGTTGCAGGAGGAATTGTCTGAAAAGATAAATGATCTTGCTGATTATCAGTCAGATCATGCTTATGATGCCGCCAGCGATATGCTTGATGATATGGCTGATGCTTATGAGAAGGAAAAGCAAAAAGAAATTGACATTCTTGAAAATAGCATTTCTTCTGAGGAAAAAGTATATCGTCTTGCTATTGACCGCATTAATAATCATTGGGACACGCTTTATCAGGATTTGATTAACTGGAACTATGAATATGGTTCAGTTACCAATGACGAAATCACAAAGGCGTGGGAGGGCGCAAGTGCAGCAGTAAATCAATATGGTAGTTACCTTAATGCCATACTTGAGATACAAAAGCAGATTGCGGCCTATGAAGCCAGTATGGGTTCATCTTCTAATGGTGGTGCAAATTATATTGTTGGTGGTAGTGGAGAGTATGATACCTCTGGCGGTAAGTACAATCCCGGTACAATTATCAGTCGAATGAAGGAAAACTCGTCTAAGTGGCATGGGCTTAAAGCCGCTAATGATCAAGCTGGGTTAGATGCTCTTGAGCGTGACCAGCAGAACTTGGCACAGCAGTTACGTCAAGCACTTCCCGGTATGAAGATTGAGCGTAAGCCGAATGGCACATGGTATATCAATGGCGAAGAATTATATAAGTCTAAATATGCCGTGTATCATAAAGGTGGTGTTGTGGGTGACGATCCAACTTTAAAAGGTAATGAAGTCATTGCTAAGTTGGAGAAGGGTGAAACGATCTTAACAGAAGATAACACAAATCGACTGTATCAGGTCTTGAACCGTGACGATACAATGCTATCTAAGTTTGGCAAATTGCTTGTTGCATTAGGAGAAACAGACCTTATGACTCCACGGATGCAAGAACAAATCAAGCATGATAGTCAACAGGCTCAGAACATCATTCAAACTGGCGGTGATACTATTGAAGTGACCGCTCCAATTCAGGTGTATACTGTTCAGAAACTTGATGAGGCTGAAATTCGTCAACTGACAAGGGATATTTCTCAACATACGATTACTGCATTAAATGACTCTTTTATTAAACGTGGTAAGACAAGAACCAGTAATCCGCTGAAACCATAAAGGGGAGGCTCAATGCCTCCCTTTCATATATCATGAAAGGAGGTCTGACATTTGGTTATTGATTTTTCAAAAATTGATTTCACAAAACGTCCTAAGTTTATCTTGAGGAATTTGGATGATTCTGCGATAGGCTATTTAAGTAATGTTCTAAAACCAAAAGGAACGTTCTGTTACAATGAAATTTCGGAGATTTCTTTTGAATATCCATCACAGATTAACGGCGAAAAATTGGACGAATATGACCTCTTGACAGGAATGAGAGTAATTGACGTTCAGGGCTACGGTCAGTTTATTCTTAGAAATCCAGAAGAAACAGATGATGGAGTTGTTAAGATAAAATCATGTAAAGCATATTCTCTTGAACATGAACTGACTAATAAGAATATTACGTTGGAGGAAGGAACTTATTGCTTTTGGAACCCATTTGCAGTTGAAAGTTCAATACTTGGCATTATTATGTCAGAAGTTCCGTCATGGACTATTGGAACAGTATCTAATGATTTAATTGGGAAATATCGTACATTCAGCGTAAGTACAAAGAATATTTACGATTGGATTAAATCTGATTTGCAAGAAGCATATGGATGTATTTTTGATTTTGATACATATAATCGAAAAATAAATGTGCGTAGTATTAACGAGATTGTTAATACAAAGCCTGTATATCTATCTACAAAAAATCTTATTAAAGAGATCGAGATAGAGGAAAACACAGATGAACTTGTAACTGCACTTGATGTTTATGGTGCGGATGGTGTTACAATTCGTAGTGCTAATCCAATGGGATTAAATCGCATTTTTAATCTTGATGCTTATATGAATATTAAATACTTTTCTGATGAAATAATTGAAAAGTGGAGTCGATGGAAGAATACATTCGAGAGTTATCAGCAGCCTTATTATCAGTTGATAATTGCTCAGAATATGCAAATAAGCAGATATACAACAGAAGAAAGTGTTTTAGCAGAATTGAATGGGGAATTATTGGCTTTGGAAACGAGGCAATCCACTATTCATCAAGCAATAGCGGTAGATCAAGCATTGCAATCAGAACTTAATTCGATAAATAGTCAAATATCTTCAAAGAAAATTCAGATTACAACGCAAGAGAATTTGCTTAAAAGCATCCAGTCACAGATTGATAGTTATACATCACAACTGAAAAGCATTAACAAGAGAACTGCGTTTGATTCATTTTTTACATCTGATGAATTGAAAATTTTAGATAGGTATTTCAGATGCGGTTCATTAACTGATAGCACTTTTGTTGCAACTTCAACAGACGCATATGCTGTTGATACTAAGACTATTAGCGGAATATCTGCTATATTCAATTTGGAAAACCTTACTTCTATGACACAAGCACCATATGGTAATGATATGACATTTTATATTATTCGTGGTGGGTCGATTGGCGCAAGTACATCAAATGCAGTATTAAACGCACAGATCGTTAATGGAACATTACAAGTTAATTCTGACAGATCATTTGTGTTCTCATTGTATTTGAATAAGGGGACGTTTAATGGAGTAGAGTTCCCAAGTGGTAGTCTTGCTATGACAGGTACATTAAGTACAAGTGTTTCAAGTTCTGCATCTTCTTTGCAATTCAAGACTTCATCTGCAACTTTATATTTAACACAAGATGTTACAGAGTATCAGAAAATGTCTATTGAATGGGAGTTGTTTGAATATGGATTTGAGACTTTGGAAAAGTTATCATCTCCTGACTATTTTTTCTCTACATCCGTTGTCAATTTCCTTGCATTAGAAGATTACATTGATTTTGCCAAAGAGTTGTCATTGGGCGAAAGAGTATATCTTCAAATGGAAAAAGGAGTTGTTACACCTATTGTAACAAGTATTGAAGTTGATTTTGATGATTTAACAGATTTTACGATTGATTTTGGAAATGCTTATAAATTGAATGACGCTTCGTTCAAGTTTGAGGATTTGTTGGATCAAAGTATCTCATCTGCAAGTTCGCTTGATTTTAATAAATACAACTACAGCAACTTTGTTACCAGTGGCGCAAAAACTCAAGTCAAGGACTTTATGACTTCTGCGATTGACACTATGAAAAATATGATTATGTCTGGTACAAATAACGAGTTGACGATTGATCAGACAGGATTGAGATGTAGGAAATACATTCAGGCCAGCGGTGACTATAGCCCGAAACAGTTATGGCTTGCTCATAATGCCATAATGTTTACAAATGACAACTGGAACTCTGCAACAATCGGTATTGGTGAGTTTGTTGACAAAAATCTTGGCAGTATATTTGGTATCGTTGCTCCTGCTATTGTAGGCACTATTCTTGCTGGTACGTCTTTGGTGATCGAAAGTGAGAAGCAGGATGGTGGTGTAGCTGTATTTAAAGTTGATGCTGAAGGTGCATCATTACACAATGCCTCTTTTAATCTTTATGGCAGCACTGGAGGTCGCATTGACCTTGGGGCTATTTATGGCATTGTAGGTGGAGCGAACAAAGACACATTGTTTTATTACGATAGTAAAGGACAGCCTTCAGGTGTTCGTACAGTGAACAATAGGAGCATTAAGAAAGTAACCGACATTTCATCTGGTGATTCTCCTAATGCGAATTTCTGGCTTGATATGGATGGTAATGCTTATTTAAAGGGTAAGTTAATTGCTACATCAGGCGAGATCGGTGGATTTACTATTGCGTCCAGTTATTTGTATTCTGGCAGCGGTAGCACACGTGTTGCTATTAATGGTGGTACAAGTTATTATTCAGCATACGCATTTTGGGCTGGTGCTGAAAATCCTGCCAATGCTCCATTTTGGGTTAAAAAGAATGGTGATATGAGAGCCAATAATGCTACTATTAGTGGCAAATTAGTGTCTCCATCTTTGTCGGGAACGCTTTCTGCTTCAACTGTTGTTGGCGATAGTCAGGCGTGGCTTGAAGGTGTTGGTATTAGAGTAGGTAGAAATTCGTATGCAACAAAGGGTTACAATTTCTATGTTGATCCAAATGGTAATGTGTGGATGCAAGGAAATCTTACTTTAGCAAATGGTGTAATCACATGGAACAATTTGAATAGTGGTGTACAAAGTAAATTTACTGAATTGGATAATGATATAACAAATATGAGTTGGAATATTGATCAACGTCTATATAATTTTAATCAACGTTTGGATGGTGTTGACCAAGACATTAACTGGCTCAGTCAAAATATGTGGACACAACAGGAAATTAAGAATATTGCAAGTACACAAATTACACAAGACCTTATTGCTTCACCACGTATATATGGCGCATACATTCAGGGCGGTACGGTTAATGGTGCAAACATATTGTTTGGTTCTTATGGCTCTATGTATGATGGATATGGTAGTGATGGTGTAAACATAACTGATCTTGTTATGATTAACTCATATAGAGGAATGAGAATTTCTGCAAGTGAAGGTTTAGGAATTGATGCTGGTGGTGGACTTTGGATTACTGCACGTGTTCATATTAAAGTCAATGGCAGTTGGGTTTGTATTAATGACGCTATTAATAAATAAAGGAGTGTTTGTATGAAGGAAATTACAAATAAAGATGATGTATGTCAGGCTATTGCTGCTGTTATGCGAACATTAGATACTGGTATTACTGTAACTGGAGTTCAGAACGCAGGAAATCTTTCAGGTAGCTTTATGATTCTGCAAGAGGTGTTGAATTATTTGGCAGAATGTAATATTGAACCAGCGAAGAAACCAGAAGTTCCAGATTCGGAAAAATAAAATTTTAGATTGCGAGGTGAGTAGATGGGTTTTATTGCAAAGAAGTTTTCTTACAATCGTGTTCCTTGTGAGGAATATGGACTTCGGATTTATGATATTGATGGCAATGACAATGAGGCTACTCCCTTTGCCAGCGCAGGAGAAATACAGACCGATGTAATTCCGTCCGTGGGACGGAATTTTTTATATGGTCGGACTTACGAAGAACCTCTTGAATTTAGGCTTGTGTTTGGCCTTGATCCGCTCATGTTGAAAATGGATGAACACCTTGATCGGTATGAGATGGATGCAATAGCTAACTGGCTAACGGGGCCGACACAGTATAAATGGCTTGAAATAGAACAACCCGATTTGGAAATTGTTAGGTATCATTGTGTGTTTAGTGAACTTGAGCCGATACAACTCTCTTGGCTTCCTTGGGCGTTTACGGCAAAGGTTACTTGTGATTCTCCATATGCATATATGTTCCCACGAAAATTTCATTATCCTTGTAATGGAACGACAAATATCAATTTAATTAGTCGCTCCACAATTAATCAACTGTATTATCCAAAGTTGGAAATTCAGCTAAATGGCAGCAATACAATTTCAATTATCAATAAGTCGTGTGATGATATTGAAATGAAATTTACAAATTTGCCACAAAGTTATTTTTTGAAAATTTCTATTGATAATGCTCTTGGAAAAATCAAATCTTCAGATAGTAGCTATTCAAATTTGTATAAGTATTTCAACTTTAACTGGTTGCCATTGAAAAAAGGGATGAACAAATTACAGGTAAAGGGAAATTGCATTTTAGATTTTGTTTGTGAATTTCCTGTGAATTATGGAGGGTGATATATGAGACATGATATTTATACATTACCAGAGGTAATGTTTGTGTCAGGCCAGTCACAAACCCTCCGCTGGAGGCTTTGGACAATAAAGAATGTTCCTTTCAATGCAGATGGTTGTATAGGTGACTTTTCTGTTGTGGACTATTCTGATAAGACTGGCGATCCATTAATAAATAAACCTCTAAAGTTCAGCATCGGTGATGATGAGACAGGCGCAAAGAATATTGCTTCTGTTGATCTACTTCCATCTGATACATTAGGGCTGGAGGGAAAGTACATTTATCAAATTACTATCAAAGATATAGATGGCGAAGCTGAAATCCCTAATCATGGGATTCTTTTAATTTCTCGCAATATCAATGAGAGTTTTTTGAGATAAAATTTATCTTTTAGGAAAGTGAGGGTGAACAGTATATGACTTCTACATATTTTCTGAACTGTATTATGGGTAATGTGTTTATGACTAAGTTAAGTCCTACATTGCCTAAGAAGGTGTATCTTGGCTTGAGTTCTACTGCGCCGCAAGTTGATGGCACTGGTGTTAGTGAACCGCTTGCATCTGCTGGTTATCAGCGTGTCGAGTTGACAAATTTGGGCGAACCTGTGAATGGTGTCGTTTCAAATGACGGCGAAATTCAATTTGATGAGAGTTCTGCGAGTTGGGGAACTATTACACACTTTGTTTTGTTTGATAGTCCCACTGATGGCAACTTGCTTATGTTCAATCAATTATCTCAATCTCGTAGCGTCGAAACTGCAACTATTGTTATGGTTAAGACAGGGAGTTTAAAACTGACACTGGCTAATCCAACGGTTACTCCTTAAATAACATGAAGAAAGTAGGTGAGAGAATTGGAACTGTATGACGTTTATTTGAAACAGCGGCTCACCGAAATTGATGTTATTATCACGCAGTTGGTTCAAAGAGATGCGTTTTCGATGTACGATTGGCTTAATATATTTGCTACTATGGATGATATTGAGATTAGAAAAGCGTTAAAGATTGAATCAGAAATGTTTATTGATGTTTCCATGCACGATATTCTTAAAATTGTTCATGAGCAAATTGTAAGTGAAATGTATTTAGGTACAGATGTTGATTTGTTAAAACAGATTATGGCAAGTGGTGAATCAGAAATAGTTTTGTCTGCTGATGAAATGGACATTCTTGAAAAAAGTTTCATTAGTGGTGATTCTGCTCTGGAGATTTATGCTTCTCCACTTGATTATTATGTCGCACTTTCACTCGGCAATGCAAAGTTCGACATGACGATGTTTGCAGAAGAATTAGATACATTGAAATATAGCATTGATAAGTTTGAAAATGAATTATATATATCTGCCGATGCTGAAATGGCAAGCAAGAAAATGATTGATGTAGATGAAATTGCAATGTTCTTGGATGTTGCACCAACTGACATTTTCTATTTGCTCCATATCAGTGGTGAAGCAATGACATATTTGTATGCAGATATGGTTGATGATCTTGTGCTGAAAAATGTTTTACATGATCCTGAGTTTGAAACATGGCTTGATATTGATACGGAACAAGATTTTTTGCTGAAGAAGTTTACTGGAATGGAAGATGTGCTTAATGTCTTTGCTAATATTGTAGAAACTATAATTCAATTTATTCAACCTATAACTGCCGATATGTATTTAGATTGTGAGGCAAGCGCAGGATTAAAGAGGTATCGGTTGTTATATGAAATGGACGATTTAACTCTGAGTGATTTTGACAATATGACTTTGGAAGAGGTCGATTATGTGATAATTGTAGAATAACATAAAGAACTCTATTTATAAAAGGTGGTGAAATAATGGTAAGAAAACAAGGTGGATTATTACACGCCAACTTTGCTGCAAATGAAAATGTCGTTGAACGTTGTTTGGCAGAAGTTAAAAAGGTTGAGCCGAGTTCACTTGCAGACAAGTTATATCACATCACCATTAAAGCAGCGGCTTATACAGAATTTTTTATGGATGGTTTTGAATACACGACAGATGGATTAGGTAATTTCTCAAGTATTGCGCTTGGTGGTACAAATACTGCGGAAATTCGCAATGTGAAATTCAAAAAGCCCGTAAATGACTGTATCATTTGCTTTATTTATTAAGGCGGTGGTGCAGCTATGTCTATGGCTTATGGTTTCTATTGGGGTGTATTCTATCCTGTTCACAGTCCTCCGTATGAGCCGCCCGGAGGCGGTGATGAGCCTGTTGTTGCTGGTAGCTGCTTTGCTCCAGTAGGACAGCCAGAGGACTATAAAGGATTCCTTTTTGATACCGCTGCGTTATGTTCAGATTATATTCTGTATGCTTAAAAAGGGAGGCGGTGACTGATTAATGAATTTTGTTTATGAGTTGTTGAGGGCTGGTACGACACAGGCCAATTCGGATTCTGGTGCAGAAGTCGCCCGAAAGATTAACGACAACTTTAAAAAGGTTCAGAATAAATTTGCGGATGTAGACAAATTAATCAAAGAGGGTGTCGCTGCTGACGTTCCTATTGGTGATGAAACTACGGCTGGTATAGTAAAATCCAGCAAATCCGAAAACAAAATTACTATTGGTGGAGATGGCACAATGGAAGTCAATTCGCTGAATGTAAACAAATTAGAGCAAGATGATGGTGATTACATTATTCTTGACGGTAACATTTAAAAATATTAGGAGGTAATTGATTATGGCTACTACTAAGACTATGAATGTCCAGTATAAACTTCGTGGCGATACTCTGGCAAATCTGGAGGCTAAGAATGCTGTTTATGGTGTGAACGAGCCTATCGTGGTGCTGGTTCCTGCCGATACTGATACTGGCACTAAGTCTGCTACTTTGCTGAAGCTGGGTGATGGTACTACTGCTTTTAACGATCTGCATTACATTACTGCTTTGGCTGGTGATGTGTCTGAGTGGGCAAAGGCTGCAACTAAGCCTGAATATAACGCAAATGAGATTAAGAACATTGATAGTTATATTGCGGGTAAGGTACAGGATACCGATACTCAATATAAGCTGGAGCAGGACGCTACTGATCCTCACATTCTGATTTTGTCTGCAAAGGCTTTGGATGATGCTGATTATACTGAGGTCGTGCGGATTACTACTGCCGATACTACTTACACCGCTGCTGATGGTGCTGTGACCGTTGATGCAGATGCTAAGACTATCGGTGTGAACGTGTCTGCTGACGCTGACAACGACTTGCAGAAGAAGGCCGATGGTCTGTATGTTAAGGATCACACTGTTGATGTGGTGAAGAAGGCAACTGCAAATGCTGGCTATATTGCTTCTTATCAGGTGACAGTGGATGGCACTGTGGTTGGTGCTGATATTAACATTCCGAAGGATTATCTGGTGAAGTCTGCCGATATTAAGGTGGTTGCCGCTGCTGATGATCCTTACACTGGTGCTGCTGCGGGTGACAAGTACATTGATTTTGTTGTAAACACTGTTGGCGGTGATGGCAATGAGTCTCACATTTATTTGTCCGTTCAGGATTTGGTTAATGAGTATACCGCTGGCGATGGTATTGAGATTTCTGCAACCAATGTCATTGCTATTAAGCTGGGTACGAATGCCAATGGCTTGAAGGTTGGTGCGGCTGGTTTGGAGTTAGATGAGGCTACTACTACTGCTGCTGGTGCTATGTCTGCTACTGATAAGACTAAGCTGGATGGTGTTGCCGAGGGTGCAACTAAGGTTGAGGCTTCTACTACAAACGGCAATGTTAAGATTGGTGGCACTGAGACTACTGTTTATACTCTGCCTGATACTGTGGTGCATGATACCGATACTATCATTCTTGATGGCGGTAATGCGTAATTAAAAGCTAATTGGGGGAGGTGAAAACCTTCCCCTTTTTATTCTAAAAGCGGAGGTGAAGTGAATGGCTGAAAAGGTCGTAAGGGTATCCGCAATTCAACAGCGGCGTGATACTGTTGCAAATTGGACAGCTAAAAATCCTATTTTGCTGGATGGCGAACAAATTACAGTAATTTTTACAGATGGTAGTACACGTCATAAAACGGGATATGGTAATAAACGATATAACGAACTGCCTTTTGATGGGGCTGAAAGTTGTGAGCCAAGTACAACAGTAAATGCAACTTTGCTGGCGAGTGCTTGGGTGAATGGGCAACAGACCGTATCTGTGTCTGCTGTAATGGCTGATCAGAATGGTTATGTGACTTTACCACAAGCGTTCAGTGATGCACAGTATGAAGCTGTGGTTGGTGCTGAAATGTTTGTAACTGCTCAAACGGATGGTTCTATTACAATTTCTTGTCGTGGAGATACGCCACAAATTGATATTCCTATCCTCATCACTCTGCTTGGTTAATTCAAGGAAGGGTGGTGTTTTATTTTGAGCGCAACGAAAAACTATGATCTGGCACTCACAGATAATGACCAGACAAAATTTAAAGAATGGCGTGAAAGCATCAATGGCAACTCAAACTCCAATATGGAAAAAATTGATACCGCCCTTGGTGAAAAAGCCAATCTTAGTGTAGCAATCAATGCTGTTTTGCTTATGTCTGCATGGAGTGACGATTCTCCGTATGTTCAAACAATTTCTGTCGAAGGACTTAACGCAGACCAAAATGGCATTATTACTATCGGGCAAAATATCACAACGGAACAGCTTGAAGATGTTGTTGCTGCTGATATGCGTATTAGCGATCAGGCAGATGGTTCTTTAACTGTTACAGCATACGGTGATAAGCCTACATGTGATATTCCTGTGACAATTATTCTTCTTGGTTAAAGGAGGTTATATATGCCTATTGTTTCTATTTTCCCAACTGGT